GGATGAAGCAACTCAACGAGAAGAGACGAAAGAAGTGATCGTCCGAACCCTCAAACTCAAGCTGACCAAGGGACAAGAAGTTGACCTGTCTCGTTGGCTTGTCCACTTGGCATCTATCTACAACTGGGGCTTGAGGAAAATCGAACTCAATGCTAGGGACGGAGGAAAAACGCAATATGAGTAGTCTGAAAGATTTGACGGGTCAGCGGTTTGGGCGTCTTGTCGTCTTAGCCCGTGATATGAATTTGTCCGATGGTCAAGCTCGTTGGCGGTGTCGTTGCGATTGTGGAAAAGAAACTAGGACTTCTGGCGGCAACCTACGCAGAAAGGCAACTCTGAGTTGTGGCTGTATGAGTCACGAGAAATTCAAAACGAGAGTTACTTTACACGGCAAGTGTGGAACGCCAGAATATGGATTGTGGAAACATGCAAGACGCAGAGCAAGAGAATTGCACTTGCCCTTTGACTTGTCTGTTTCGGACATAGTTATTCCCACAATGTGCCCCGTTCTTCGTTTGCCTCTTATTGTAGGAAAAAATAAACCTTCCCCGAACAGTCCGTCTTTGGACAGGATAATCCCTACAAAGGGGTATGTAAAAGGCAATGTATGGGTTCTCAGCCATCGTGCTAATCGCATGAAGGGAACCGCTACATTGTGCGAATTACAAGCACTGATAGACGGCATGGTCCATGCTTTAGCAGGAAACAATGAGAACAAGTAACTTAACTGGACCTACAGGATTGAGTGGGCTTAAGGTACGAAATTGGGAATGTAAGGAGTGTGGCTCCATCTTGGACAGAGACATTAATGCTGCCCAAGTAATTCTTAATTTCGGGCTTGGAACGAGCCACAAGGAGGTCAGCAATGTCCTTAATTAACAGGAATCCCCCGGCTTTAGCCGTGGGGAGGTTCAAATCATGTAAGGATTGTTTACATTGCAAGGTGAATATTTCCAAAAACACTATCCGGTGTAATCCAGGGGTTGATCAGTCTGGGAATCCTATGGGACATTGGATATTGGAAAAAGGGGGAGAGCATATTTTTTCTATCTATCCTCAAGAATTTGTAACAGCCCAGGAAAAAAACGAATTTGGTAGGAAAACTTTCTGGGAAAAACTAAAACTAGCACATCGAAAAGTTTTTGATAGGGCTGACACGTGTGAGGATTTTGTTGGGGTATAACGTAAAACTAAGCGGCGCCTTGACCGTCCGCTGGAGTGATTGGTTATGCTGTAAATTAAGGATTTTGTTATGATTAGCGAGATGTTTTTATGTGAATTGGTAGATAAAGGGATGCCAGAGAACCTAAAGATTGGCCAAGTCATAGATGTTTTCTGTGATGATATGGATATCGGGGTTTCCGTAACTGTGATCAGATTACACAAAGACGGTAGTTTTGACGGTAGGGTGGTTTGGGAAGAAGCATAACGACTAAGTTGACCGGCGCCCTTGAGCGTCCGGTCGAATGATTTGTTATGCGATTTTCTAATTTATAATTGGAGGTGAAAGATGAGAGAGCGAATAACACGATGCAGTATTTGTAAGAAAACGGGTTGTGATTGTAATGGAAAAGAATATATAGTTCCATGGCGTATTCAAGGAGTAGAAGGAGGAGAAGGAACCTTGATTGTTTGCAGTTCACTGACAAAAATGAAGGGTGAAACAAGAGTATATGAAGTAGTTTGTGGACATGGGATTTCATCGAAATTTGTAGCATTTCCAGTCCCAGAGCCAATTGAAGTCGCATAACGACTAAGCTCACCGGTTGCCAGGTTTATTGGCAATCCGGTGGAGCGCCTTGTTAGACGCTATTTTTTATGATTCATCAATTAGAACTCATAGAGAGACCACCGCTTGAGAAAGACATTGTTTACACACCAGACAATGTTGCACAGGAGATCATTCAATGGTTACAGCCATCCGGTCTTTGCCTTGATCCTTGTCGAGGCGATGGGGCATTTTATCGACACCTGCCTGAAGGCTCCGATTGGTGCGAAATTGAAGCTGGTAGAAACTTCTTTGACTACGATAAAAAAGTTGATTGGATTATCGGAAACCCTCCTTATTCTTGTTTTGAGCTTTGGTTGCAACATAATTTCGAGTTGGCTACGGAGATAGCTTACATCCTTCCGACAAATAAGGTATTTCAACGACAGAAAATTATGAAAATGATAAACGATTATGGAGGGATAAGGGGTTTGGTGGTCTACGGATCTGGAAGTATTGTGGGGTTCCCGTTCGGGTTTTCCGTAGGAACGTTTCATTTTAGCAAATGGTATCATGGTGAATGCACTCTTATATTGAAAACCGTCTAACGCAGAGGTCAGCGGCGCTCCTGGGCGTCCGCTGGAGTGAACGGTTATCCGCATCATTATGAGGAGGAGTGAAATGGATGTTCATATTCGTAAGTTGCCGGGGAGCAGTAATGTCGAAGAGGAATTTTATCTTGTTTCTGATGTTCGAGAACTTGAAGCCGATGCTATGGTTATGGCGTTGAGGCTATACGGAGAGGACCCGCACACATTCGGGTCTGAGTGTTTTGATGTAATGCAGAAATGGGGGCCGAAAGTAAAGGCCATATTGGGCGCAGGATAACGCAGAAGTGAGCCGACTGGTTACAGTTCGGCTCTAGTGATTTGTTCTTTTACGGTGCGGCGTGGAAAGCAGACACGCATAGTCCTTTCGGGCAAGCTCAACCGAATAACTATTGCTGATGAGCAAACGAGCCGTAGAATCGGCAGCACTCAGTCGGGATAGCATCCGACCACCGTAAAAGAACGATTGAATTGACCGGCGCTTTTGGGCATCCGGTCGAATGACTTGTTATACGGAATTGGTCATTAGTAGGTATATGAGGTAACCCGCTAAAACATGAGTGCAAACCGAGCCGGGAAACGTGAGCGAGAGGCAAGAAACCGTCACAAGAGATGCACTGTCTCCTCTATTGTGCAAACTCCAAGCGGTCCGGTGTGGAAAACGGCGAAGCTCGGTCACAAGAAGGGGATTCTCGGGGCTACGATCACTCATGGGCCGTACCGGTGGCCGATAACTGAACATGACCAGAAATAGGCCGTATGTGATTCCACCGAACCTATTTCATCCGTATAGCAATACTAAACATCTGTATAGCTGGTGATACGACACCGTTGCCGGACAAGGAGAAAACATGAAATCTAAAAGAGCTATTCCGGCTCAAGTGCAGCCGGTGGTTATTTCTGAAATGCCTCATCGTTGTCCGATATGTTCGGGCAATGGATTAGTGTCACAAGGGTTTTATTCCCAAGTTACCGGTCAATGGGCAAGCTCAACAATAGAATTTGAAACATGTCGAACCTGTTGTGGAACTGGAATTGTATGGAGATAACGTAGAGGTCAGCGGCGCCTTGACCGTCCGCTGGAGTGACTTGTTATCCATTTTCTTAATTATATTGGAGGTACATATGCTGCATCAACTAAAAATAAAACAATGTTATTTATGCCACATTCTCGAAGGGGGGAAAACCTTTGAGATCCGGAAAAACGACCGTGATTTCCAAGTAGGCGATACAATTAGATTTCTTCCCATAGAGGATGGGGACTACGATGCCTACAAAATAACTTCTCCAATACCCGAATATCGGATCAACTACGTTATGTCTGACTTTTCGGGGTTACAGCAAAACCACGTTGGGCTGGCGATAACGCCAATTAATGTTTCCGTATAACGCTCCGAATCAGGCTCGGAGCGAAGCGGAGTAGCCTGCATTCGGTTGTTGGCGGGTGCCATCAACCGGGGTTGAAAACAGAACAACGGAGGTTGAAGAATGAAACCGATTGAGTTCCCAGAACAGAACTGCGTGTACGCGAAGGACCAGCCGGAATACCTGCCCCTGCCGGTCCACAAGACGGAAGACGGCATGGTGATTTCCTGCTGGGCGCTGACGTGGCGAGAACGGCTGCGCGTCCTGCTGACCGGGCGGATGTGGTGGAGCGTGCTGACGTTCAACCACCCGCTGCAACCGCAACGGCCGAGCGTGGACAGGCCGTTCACCGATACCGCCAACATTCCGCATGACCTGTGCGGGCAAGGAGGTAATATGAAAAAGCAAAAGTCTATTCCGCATCGGGTCGATGCGGTTGTTATACGTTTTAATAACCAATGTCTTTTCTGTAAGTCTCGCCGCTGTTATTTTCGTATCCACACCGACGGAAAAGATTTTAACCATGTGGCGTGTCAACAGCATAGTCGCACGCTGGAAAAATATGCTGATAGGATTTTGGGGGCACGGATGAGGCATCATCTGACTTCATCTGCCGTTATTTCCCGTGCTGTATAACAATTGATTATACAGAAAAAATTCTGTATAGCACGGCTTATAGTCGATTTTTACAGAATCCGCCTGGAGGAATTATGAAAAGGGCAACCGAGAAAATCGTTGAAGGGTTTCAAGAACCGACCTGGGAGGATTGCCGTCCAGTTCACTTCGGAAATAAACATGGCAGGGATGGAATCATGAAGTTATGGGATACCTGGAGAAAGTATATCAAAACTGGAGGCACAGCCTCGTGGCCCAGGGATGAGTTTGAATCATTGATAGATGGCTATGAAGAAAATATCAGGGATGGTGAGGCTGAAAGGTCACGCCTATCAAAACTGCTAATCGAGGCAAGGATCAGAATCGTGGAATTGGAGGAAGAACTTCGGGTGACAAGACGACGCATCGATGATCTTATCTTGAAGGGTGAAAGGAAGGGAGGGCGATGGGTTTGGAAGTGATGGGCGTAGTTGCTAGCACAATTTGTGAGGTCTGCTGGAATAACTTGGAACCGGATGGTACTTGTTTGACCTGCCGTCTGGCCAAAAGAGTTGAAGGGTTACAGGAATTGCTCGACATATCCAGAGAGGCTCATGCCGAAACAATGAATAGCCAGGGCAAAAGAATCCTGGAGTTAGAGGATAATATCGTAGAGCTTTTATTCCGAATTAAGGAGTTAGAGACTAACCTGGTTGATCCTGAGTGGTGTTGTCATGAGCATAAAAAGATGTTAGTGGCAAGGATTGTAGAGTTAGAGGCTGCCCTGGTTGATTCAGAGCGACATAGTTGTGAGTGTAAAAGGATATTGGTGGAAAGAGTTGAGGAATTAGAGGCAAATGTCAAAGGGTTTGGAGTCTAAACAAGGAGACCAAATGCCTAAAAAATTCGTAGTTTGGGCAACAGAGGAAGGGATCAATGTTACGGTGGACGATATTCTTACAGCAAAAGAGGCTTACAATCTGGCAAAGGAAATCCAAAAAGAGTTGTTCCATTACAAAGAAATAACTGGCCGGGGGCTTGAATGATAAAATTTGATCCAGGTTCCATACGGAGAATCCGATTGGCTCGATCCCTAACCCTAGAACAGTTTGCGCTATCCCTGTGCGGGATGGTAACGGTTTCAAAACAACTTGTCCAGCAATGGGAAGGCGGCGCACAGGTTCCAACTGTGTCAAGTCTCTTAAAAATAGTGAATGCACACAACATCCCATTTGATGCGTTTTTTTTGGAGGAGGCAGAGGAAAAACATGGTAGCGGTCGGCACAGTTTATAGAGGATCGAAAAAGACAGCACAAGACCAGGCTGGGAAAATAGTGATCTGTTTGGATCACTTTGCACCTACCCAACTTGAGGCCGTCGATTACTCGTTCGGGGACGATTTCGGGGGGGTGATCGACTGGAGAGTCGAGACTGAGTGCTGCGGCACAGATAATTATCGAGAACAGGGGTGCGACGGATGCGGAGAGATGTTACCATTGGCAAAGTTTGAGGATTGTTTATATTGTCCTAAATGTTTAAGAGAGAATAAGGGAGAGTAACCTGAGCGGCGGTCAATACAACACCTGTGGCCAGATAGGGAAGAGTGGTAATATCGAACACGACTGGAAATGCTGGCTATTGACCGCTTGCTCGACAAGGAGGGAGAAACCATGAACTATATTGAAATTATGAAAGAATGGAATGATATAGCTGATGGATACAATCAGTGGGATTCTCTAGGGGAAGATGAAAAGGTCGAGTTCTCGTTTAGACTGGGATTTAGAAGTTATCCTAATATTGAGAAAAAAGAAAAAGTAGAGAAAGAAAAATTGGAGGTTGATCTTATTCAATCCAACGAGTGTCAACTACCCCTTGGCTAAAGACCAAGGGGCTTGTACGGTGACGTACAACGATGAAAAGAGTTGATTAGGGAGCTTAGGAAACTATGCAGAAGATTAATATAAGGCTAAAGAATTCACCAGAGAATACTTCTCTAGTTCTCTGCTCTGAGAGTTCTTGTCTAAACAAAGAAGAAATTCTTAGTGATAAGAGCATACAGCCAGTATTAATCAATCCCGAAGAGAATCAAGTCCAACAAGTAGGACGCTCAATACAAGCACTTGTACTTGTCCTTTCAAAGGAAGGTAAACCTTTGATGCCTTGTTCTTATGCTAAGAGCAAACGTATGGTAAAATCGGGTAAGGCTACAGTAATTAAAAGATTTCCGTTTGTTATCCAGCTTAATTTTAGCTGTGAAGAAAAGACACAAGAGATTATTTTTAGTTTAGATACAGGCTACGAATATGCAGGTGTATCAGTAAGAACGGAAAAGAGAGAAATAGTAAGAATTGAAGTAAAATTAAGAACCGATGTAAGTGACAAGATTGAAGAAAGAGCTATGTATCGAAGAAATAGAAGAAACAGATTATGGTACAGAGAACCAAGATTCGACAACAGAAAAGGATTCATATTTGCTCCATCAGTACAGCATAAGATTGATTCTCATATAGGGATTCTTGATAAGATTTCTAAATATGTTCCTGTATCAAGAGTTTGTGTGGAATCGGGAAAGTTTGATATTCAGAAAATTTTAAATCCGGAAATATCGGGAAAAGAATATCAACAAGGAATTCTTTATGGTTATGAAAATGTAAAGGCTTATGTGACAACAAGAGAACATGGAAAATGCCAGCTATGCGGCAAGGAATCAAGTAAAGGTAATGGTTTTAGATTGCATCATATAATTCCAAAACCTAAAGGAACTGATAAACCTGATAATTTAGCTCTTTTACATGAGAAATGTCATGAAAGACTACATAAAAAGAACTTGCATCATCTTTTGACAAAAAATAAGCAATACAAAGATGCAACAATGATGAATATAATCAGGAAAGAAGTAGTCCGAAGAACACAGGAATTGTATCCAACAGCAGTAACTTATGGATATGAAACTAAAGTAAAAAGAAACGAACTAAACCTTGAAAAATCTCATACTAATGATGCTTTTGTAATAGGTAACGGAACAGTTCAAGAAAGATGTAAAGAAGTAAGGTGGACACAAAAAAGAAGAAATAATAGAGCCTTACAGTTAAACAGGATAGGTTTTAAGCCTTCCATAAGAAAACAAAAATACAAGGTTCAAAATAAGGATTTGATTTATATAGATGGTCAACCATTCGTTTCTAAAGGATGTCAGAATTTAGGAACAAGAGTTGCTTATAATGATTATCAGGGAAAGAACAGAACTGTCAGAATAGAAAACATAGATAGGTTTTATAATTACGGAGGTTTTTATGTATGAAACGAATTCATCCCCTGAGCTAAAGACTCAGGGGTTTTCTTCGCCAAAAATTTATAAAATACACTGCATCGACTGGAATCCGAGACATGTAAAATTCGACGTTTTCGATCCACCGGGAGCGAACTGTGGCACCTTGACTATACTCACCGATGATGTGCTTAATTTTGTTAAAAACAGTTGGAACGGTGATATTTTTTGGCACGGCAAAATGCCAAAAGATTTTATTGTGTAGGATTCGATAGTCAAAAGAAGGAGTGAGAAGCAATGTGGGTTCACCTTGACTGCCATTGCAAGGATTGGCATGAACATTTCCCGATAGGCGTAACCTACTGGTGTATATTGGATTATCGCTGCATATTTTGTGGGGATGTATTGGAAAAATCATGCTATTGAGGAAGGAAGACAAAATGGTACAGAAAATTTTAGAAATGAAGGAAGAATACGAAAAGATTTTTCATCCAAAAGGTGCAATTAGGGCGGTGAGTAAAGAAGATTATATTTTTTACTCTTTAGTGGAGATTATCCAGATTTTGCAATCGACAAACAATAGCACAACGACAGAAGCAACCAACTCTATTGAAAGGAGTGAATAATATGACCGTTAAAAAAGGATGGTTATCATATTACCCATTAGAAAGGAACGGAATCACCGAAAGGCCAGTTCACTTCCTATCTGGCCTGCCGTTCTTTCACTTTTATTTCCCCGCCTCAATCAATGCCTGCAATTCAGCATTTTCGGCAGCCAGCTCCCCATACGTTGGGATAGAATCACCAAACAAATCAACTAGTTGCTCGTATGCAGCAGGCCCATACTTGATGATAAACTGAACCAACGCTAATGCCGTTGTGGTAATAGTGATAGGATCCATTTGTCACACTCCTTTCTTTAGAGTTTAACACCCCAGGCGATAAGAAGTTTCTGCAACTCATCGAGTTTACTTCCAACCGCCGCTGTTACATCAACATAGGTTAATTTCTCGCCCCTCTTGCCCTTGGCGATCAGGTCAGCCAAAACCTTATTTACTACACTAAAGGCAGGCTTAAACTTGGTCTGCCAATCGTTTTTATACTCAGGTTTGAGGTCAACGAATGCCTGCCCTGCCGAGAACAGGGTGGCCAGGGACTTTTGACTTTGGCTTAGAACGATCCTTGCTCTCTCATCCTCGGTTGCACCATCCCATTTTTTTTGTAGTGTAGAGCATCCGGTGAGCAATAGAACGATCAGGATTAGAATGACGGAGCCAGTGGCCCATTGGGTTGATCTACGTCTTGTTGGTTGTCGCATTTCTTTTCTCCTTTCTTGAATAATTTTGCGATCTTTTCTTTAATTTGTATAATAATAACAACGACCTTTATCCACCAGGGGATTGTCATACCACTCATAAGTCATCTCCTTTCTACCGACACCACAACTTCCACCACCAATAGACTATGGGGTTAGTCGTATATTTGCAGGTAGTGTGGGTGTCACTACTGCAACAGGCCGTGCGAACGAAAAAGGGACTGTAGCACTACAAGCCTCCCCCCAGATAGCATCACCTCTACAAGCTGCAAAGGTCAGGGAGTTAACCCCCACCGTTGAGGTTGCAACATCCATCTTGATTGATCCATCGGCCTGTGCAGTTACAGGAGATGTAGTCCATGCTGGCCCAGTAACCTTATAGTATTGGACTCCTGCCTGGGGATCACAAACCACAAAAGGATTACAATGTGCTACTGCTGCAAAAATTAACACCATAGCCAATACCATCAACGCAATTTGTTTCATTTTCCCTCCTTTCTACTTATTTGTTAGGATATTTCCTCCTACCCCTGTTACCATGTTTTTCAAAAGATAAGCGATTCCGCCTGCTAATCCTGTGGTAATGATTGCCTTCCAATCAAACGTCAACGATCCTAACATCACTGATTGATAGATGATAGTTAAGGGCGCAGTAGCAACCGCCACAACTAAACCTCGTAAAAAATCACTCGTTTTTACAGTCCAAAGTTTTGTCCACACTGTCTCCACCTCCTTTCACTAACCACTTGCATTTAGGGTAAGCTATTTCCATTAGATCGTCTAAGTCCCAAAAATCCCCTATGGGAACAACCACCTCCGAACAACCATGACCATCCTTTGGATCATACTCTTTGACATAGGAACAATTACTGTCGCCAATCATAAGGATAGCTCCCTCTGTGGAAAATCCTAATTGCCATCCGATATCGTAAAGCTCTTGTATTTTTAGTAATGCAGCGTCCAAGATTATCCTTCCGTGATAGACAGACAGTGCGTCAAACCCATCTCCTCCGGTTCCCTAAATCACAATGAATGAAATTTTTCTTTGGGTAGTAATGAAACCCTCCCGACCAATGGAAAAGGGCCTCCGCTATCCCAGAGATATCCTGGAACGTAGATCGACGGTTTTTAACCGTCCAGTCTGCCGCATCTCCATTCATGTGGTAAGAATCAGGTTCCCCCCCAACTATGGTATTATGATTTCTGCACCTACACCCTGAAAGAATGATGATGGGAATGTTAAAAATATCCCTGACTGCCTGCAAACGATGAACTAACCCGATATTAATCTGGTTGAATCCACAATTGCAGTGACATGCAAACTCACTCCTATCGAAATGTTCGGTTATATTTCCCATCAATAAATCCCTTTCAAGAAATTTAGTATCGCAGCTTGAGTATAGGGATGGGAATTCACCTCATGGCCTGCGTTGATTCCATAGAATTTTGAACTCTTAACAATCATGGAAATCTCTATGCCTTGAGTTATAGGGACTATTTTGTCCGCCTTTCCGTAGATTAAAAGGAGCGGTTTTCGTCCTAAGATTGACCCATAATTTACGGGGGAGGATTCTTTTTTGTCATACTTAAAGATAAAATAATTGGAGTATCCCCCTGGGATTGCTTTTAAGGTTACTAAGTTGGTTGGGCCTGCTACGGCTATGATTCCCGCAAACAACTCAGGATGGAGTATCATAGACCAAAAAGCAGGCCAACATCCCCTTGAATTCCCGTATGGAATTATATTTATACATCCCTCATCAATCAATTCCTGACGCTTAATCTTCACCTGTTCTACGTCATCTAATAAATTAGGTGGATTTCTATACTCAACAATTTTAACAAAATATCCCCTTGATGTTAGAAATCTGAGTTGGGAAAGGATAAGAACTGGGCCTCCAGCCGTCCCAAAACTTCCATGGAGAAAAATTACACCTATTTTTTCTTTAGTTTCTGTCACAAAGATACCTTTAATACCTCCCTCGCCTTCTCAATCCTTTTTGTTTCTTCCCCAACCTCGTACCACACGGAAACTAACGTTTTTCGCTGCATATCATACTTTCTCAGTATGGCAATCAAACAGACTGCTGCGTTCCTAATCTCCGCAATTGCATGTTCGGTCGGAGTTCTGTGGTTCAAGGTAATTCCCCCCGGTTGTTTCAATACGAAACTTATCGTAGGTGAAAAGAGGGCTGTATTGATTCGTTATCACAATCCTAAGAGGATTATGGGCTGTCGTTGAAATACAAAATTGCCATTTATAGTTTTGACTCATCGGATTCCTGCCTAATTTTAATGTTTTTAAGCCTTTCCGTCAATCCTTTTTTGGTTTCCTCGACAACCTGCCTTGCTTCCAAGTCACTCAACCGTGATCTCCTGTGTTTTGGCGTACTTAATTATAGTTCTTATCGGATTAGGTTCGTAACTAAAGCAGACCTCCATGATATATTTTCCGGGTGGGAGAGTGGTTGGAACAATAAAACTTGTTGATATGCCCTTATAAGAACCTGGTTTTTTATGGAATATCTGAGCAGGATAACTGTAGGTTATCCCATTAGTGAAGCGAGCAACAGCCGTGCAGGGGAGGTCTGTATATCTCGTGTAGAAAACATCAAGGCGTATTGGTTCGCCACGTTTCACGGGGTTGTTCATCACGGGGAAAGGACTGTTATGGAACTCTATCGTCTTGTAAGGGTATAACATGGCAACTGCAATTAGGATAACCACTACCGCAAAGATGGAAAAAAGAACGACTGTAAGGTATGATAACATCTCTATTTTTGCATTATTTTTGCTCACCGTGCCCTCCAGTTCTTTTTGTTTCTAACGGATTTTCAAACTGTTTTTCCATTCCTGAAAGATTGTAGAATAGCTCTTTCAATTTTTAATCCAATATTCACTTCAACTAAATCAATTCGCTGAGTCAATAGCTTCATCGCACCATCCAGACTATAAGCGAAATGTGTGGTCACGTCATTAGTATTTTTAGTGCAAATTGATGTATGAGACTCTATACTCATTATCGGATTTTCAGCTAATTTAGCGATGGCTATGGTTCCAGTTCGCTCCAATGCTGTAACTCGTAACAAAACAACATCTAATGCCTCTTTGTATTGGGTCTTTTGAGCTTGCCAAATATAAACAATTAGGGCTGAAAGTAAAACCCATATTGCACAACCAATAGCAATAAACAGATTAACGTAAATGCCTGCATGTTCTGCGGTTCCCATTAGAGACTCCTTGTGCCAATTATTTTTTCTCTATGTTTTTGATTTCCTGGTCGATGCTAACCTTTTCTTTCTCCAGGTTTTTGATTTCTTCTGCTATAGTCTTATCCATCTTCCTGCCCTCAAACCGATCCTTAATGAGGTCTATGCGTTGCTGTTTGATTTGGTAACGATCCCAAAGGATTTTCAAATCTAAACGCTTTTCTATAAGCTTAACATCCTCTGCTGTGGCAAAATAGGTGATAGCTCCCAGGACAATTCCAACTATAGCACAAATAGCGATAAAAGTTTGGATAATATCTTTCTTCATATTGTATTGGGCGAGGATACTGTCTGCTTTAGCTGACAGAGGAATCGCCTGCTCTCCTTTCTTAAAAAATTCTATTGACTTTATAGCCAACGTTAGCTATAATATATTTAACCACAATAAAGATGTCGGTTCAGTCAATAACCGAATTGTAGTCCATTCCGCAAGGCGTGTTGTGGCACGAAATTTGGAATTACAAGCCGCCTGCTTTAGCTGGCGGTAGTTGACAGCGCTCCCTTCTTTCATCCACCGAAACCTGGGGGTAGGTACGATGGTCGTGAACCATCCTTCTTTTTCTCCCCTTCCCCTTTCGCAATTGATTGCAGTTCTGGCGCAAACTCTTCCACCACTTGGGACAATGATGTTTTTAAACCTGAGACTGGATGCCAATTATCATCCTCTCCAAGATATTCTAATGTGTCCACAGAGATTGGTTTGTTACTATAAACATCTCCGGTAGATTCTTTCAATAATCCTTTACCCTTTGTCCTAATTACAACTGGTCTACCTTCCTCTGGTGCAAACTGCCAAACGATATCGGCCTTATCACTGAAATAAGCACGTTTTTTTGTAGAACCATCAGGCCATACATTCTGATCGGTAAATTCGCCTGGTTTGTGTGTTCGTAATTTTCCAGTATCCGCTATTTCAGACAGTCTTTCTTCGTTGGTTGCGTGGTAAACATAATCTGGCTCTGACTTGATCTCTTCTGTCAGCGTTTTGGCATTGATTTTTTTCGGTGCTTCCTCAACTTGCTTTTCAAACCCCGGGGTAAACTCCTCCAACTTCCCGTAGTCCTTCTCGTGAAGTCTGGAATATTCGGCTGGGGTCAGGTCGCCGGAGAGGAGGGCTTGCTTAACGGTTTGTTCATGTTCTTTAAGTGCTTTCCTACTTTGTGCAGTTTTATAGAAAATCTCTGCTGATTCAGGAATATTCTTTTGTACCACATATTCATCAGCGGTCATCCCCCAGGGTTTCTTCCCTTCGATGGACTCCGGGGAGGGTTCTGATATGGGTTTAGTCTCGGAAGAAGCCGGTCTAAGGTCTGAAATATTTACCGTAGTTCTACCCTGTATTGGGTCCAAAATTCGTATCGTTCCCTGGGCGTAACTTGGAGCAGAATCAACAACTCCCTCTCGGTCTCTCCAAATTACCTTTTCGTTGAGTTTTGGGGGATTATCAAGAGTGTAGGATTTCTCGGGAACCCCAACTTTCGTCTCGGGGGCCTCGATCATATCGGCCAGATTGACTGTTTCTTCCCAACCCTTTTCTTTATGATGCCTCAACTCATGATCGAGAGCCTTCTCAAACCCTTGCCTGCTCAGATCCTTCCTCAAATAAATATTGCCTTCTGCATCGTTTGTAAATCCAAGTCCGGTTCCACCCAGTCCCTTGGGCAATTCAACCTCTTCAACCTTGAAAATTTTGTGGCCTTCCACTTCGAAATAGTCTATGGCTTGGTTTGAGGTCTGGTTCTTGAAACGCTTAAACAAGGCGTCGTAGTCGGGAGTCTTCTGATATTCTTTGATAAAGTTCTCAATGTCATTTACAGTGTAATCTGTTTTTACCAATTTTGGATTAATGGCATGTTCTTTTCTCGCAACCTCAAGAGTATTGAGATGTTCTGCAATTTTATCCAAGGGTATTCCTGAATCAACAAGTACCCTTGCTATTTCTTTTGATGATCCATGATAGGCACTATCGCTAATTTCCGTATGTTTCAAATTCGATAATCTTTCCAGAGCCGTTTCCCATGGTTCTTTAGTTTTAGTAGGTGCCTCGGTCTTAACTTCTTCCTTCACCACCTCTTTCTCCCACGGAACCTTAATCCCTTGGTCTGCAAAATACTTGTCTATAAGTTCTCCCGTAGGACCCCCTCGCATCGGCATAAGAACTGCCACAACTTTCTTGTCCTTCACGAAAGCCATTGGAGTTTGCTCGTCAGCGATGTAAAGTGTCGAATCCGGGTAATACTTCCTGACCACATCCATTAGGGCTGGGTTAAAGTAGGAAAATCCTTTATCATTAACCGCAAGTCCTGAATTTATACTGGAATCCATCACATGGAACTCGGCCACATGGGTTGCTGGGGACATACCTTTTAAGGATGGAGTAACTTGTTTGATGTGTTTCTTGGTTAATTCTGTCATCTTTTTGTTTGTGGCTTTCTTACCATACCCAGTAGGAGGTTCTCCTTTAACCATATACTGGCCATTACTAAACCATCCTTCTCCAACCAGTGCGCTTTGATCGGTGGCATAATCGGCCTCGCTTACCCTCTTCGGGCTATATTCTGTAATATACTCATAAGCCGACCCTTGCTTCGGAGATATCCGGCGCCCGGTAGGCTTTTCGCTCGGCATTGAGGGTTTCTTTAAACTTGGGGGAAGAATATCCGCCTTGGTTCCGGGAAATCTTTCTTCTGCTACCTTCTTAAACCCCTGCAATGCCTGCTTGGAGTTGATTACCCTGAATATCCCATCTCCGGGCACTTCAATAATGACATGGGGGGTTTTCTCCATAATGGGCTTGTCTGTATCGGGAATCTTCAACAAGGCAGGTTTTATCTCTTTATCGGGGGCCTGCTTGATCGCCTCGTCAATGGCATCGATGAGGTACTTCTTCTGGTCCTTCTGGGTCTTCACTTCTACGGTTTTGGCGGGTTCTACTTTCTTGCCCTCGACATCGGGGAGTCCAGCTATTTTGGCTTTATCGGCCTCATAACGCTTTTCTGCCGCAACCTTTTCTTCTATCCTGTTTAAGTCATATTGGTAAAGTTCTTCACCCGTTTTGGCATCATAGGTGTGAGTACCCATTGCTTCGCCGTATGTCTGCTTTTTCTCACCCTTGATAATCTGAGTTCCAAAGTATGGTTCGGTTCGGAGATCGGTCAGTTCCTTTGGGATGTTCTTCTGGACTCCTTCGGGGAGGTCTGCCCATTTCAGGGGTTTGGATTCACCTTCAGCAATAGCAGGAACTTCTTCAACCACTGGTTCAATTTTCTTCGGTTCAGGTTTTGGTTCTTCTGCCTTGAACCCAGGTATCTGGACATCAACGGTCTTCTCTGGCTGCTCGACTTGGGTATGGCCGGGAGGAGTAACAATAGGCTTTGTCTCAAATACTTTCTCAACCCTATCTCCCTTGCTCGGTAATGTGCTATGCCATCTTGGTTTTACCCCAGGGGTTGGATTACCATCTTTGTCAACCTGCTGAACCTCAACTTTCCAATTTGGTTCTCCGGGTGTACCCTTGATCTGCAAGACTTTATCGTATGTTTTCCAGTAACCAGAATAGACAATATTTCCGGGTTGATAAAATTCCTTGGCCTTATCATTAACCGTTACTTTTTTGGTTTTTTTGGAAACTGCGGGAACCACCTGATGGCCAGGAGGTAACGTTGGGGGGAGGGGGACTACCTCCCCCTTCTGGGGTTCGGGGGATGGTTTGGCAGGTACTTCTGTAGATACCCTGGCCTCTCCCGCCGGGGGGGTGAGGTTAGGGAGGATGTTTTTCTTGGACAATCTTTTGTTAGATACGGCTACATGGATTTCGCCATTATGGAAAGCATCATTGAGTCTTACGTCGGAAGGTTTTACCTTTACGGCAACAACAGCATCTCCGTAACCTTCTGCCTGCCCTTCGAGTTTGTTAGAAAAGAAAGTTTCGTCTGTATTTTCAAGGGATAAAAACTTACCAGTTTTTCTAACCTGTTCTGCTTTCTCGGGTGAGGTACGGTGATAGATGGTAATCGTTCCATCTGGATTAACATCCATAGGAACTCCATCCATATCAACAAGTTCATTCTCGTCTGCATCAATCGGAATTTTTCCACCTACGGGCTTCGGGGTTTCTACGGCCTCTCCCGCCAGGGGGGCAATATTCTTCTTTATATACTCTCCGTTTTTGGCATCAACAAGACCGGCGTTTACCGCATCATCAACCATCTGGATCGCCCGTTCTATGGTTAGTTTACCACTGTCAACGAGTTCCCCTAATTTCTGGTAGTCATTTCTTACTATATCGTTTGAAGCGATCATTTCTGCATGGTTCGTAAATGAAGACCTCCACCGACCAATGGCTTCGTTACGTTTCCCTTGAGCAATTTCTTCACGAATAGACGACAAGAAATCGTTGGTGGCAAAAACTTCCATCTCTTTCCCGACGGCTTCGTCTATGTTTTTTGGTTTACCTCCCTGCGCTACCTCCTTATCCAACTCCAGGTCGGGGGCCTCCAAGGCATTTGAAACCTGCTGCCTGGTTATGGCAAAACTCTCGCCGTCGGTATGGGCTCCGATCTTCTTCCAGTATCCGATATCCCCAGGCATTGCTCCACCCTCTATGAAATTGATGTCTGGGTTATCAGAGAAGATTTTATTCAAAACATTAATCCCAGTCTTTTGTCCTCGCTGATCCTTGTCCAGCATTATCCATTCTAATTTCATTCTGTCGGCAGATTTTTCACCAAGCATAACCGTGCCAACGTCTTTACCGTCAACTGATATAATCTTGCCTCCGCCTTCTTTGTTCTCCTTAAATGTTATCTGCTTTCCTCCCAACGTCGCTTCCGGGGACTTCAGGTCGGGGATAGCACGAACAAGAGGCTTTTCTACCCCTGTTTCGGCTACTGGCAGTGGTTCTGGCAAGACTTTTTCTTCGGGGAGGAGTAACGCCTCGGGTGGTGCCGTTATGGTTTCTGGTGGTGGATATACTTGTTCTGTGGGTGCTTCCTCCACCGGCATAGCCTCTTTTGAGACTTCTTCTGTAGGCAGGGGTTCGGTTAGGGCAGAAGGAAGGCCACGATTATCGTCTGGGTATTGTTCTATAAACTTTCCGTCCGTAGTAACGAACCCAGGAGTTACCTTTTCTGGGTCTAAGTTGTTTTCCACCAGGATACCAACATGAGTATGATCTGTGTAGACCTTTCCGTCCTGTTCTAATGCTGCGGCCTTGATATCTGGGTATTCTTCCGGCATTTCCTCGAGATGTTGTGCTGTCGGGGGAACCTGTAACGATAAGGACTCATCATCAATGGGAACTTCTTCCCATATCATCTTCGGCTTCGGAATTTCCATATCTTGACCTATTCCCATCATCTGTGGGATAGGTTGCGGAGGAGCCACAGGAGGGGAGACTACTTCAGTGGGTATCGTCTGAGGCGTTACAATGGGGGGTTTAGGTTGTGGGGTAACAGACGTTACTGGCACACCCCCCCCCGGTATTGTTGTTCCAACTACCTCGGGTTGAGCCTTCGCTACCTGAGAGGGTCTGGGTTCAAGTTGAGGGTATCCTGATTGAAGTGACGTCCCTTGCATCGATGGAGGCATGAAGGGTCTGGATTCAAGTTGAGGGTATCCTGATGAGGGGATGGGTTTAGATGCAACAGGACGACCCCCTGGTGAGGGGATGTCGCTGCCTACAACCTCTGCGACCGTGGGTTTTGGGCCAACAGGTGTATCTGGTCTTTTGATGAATCCAGCAGGGTCTATAACTTTAATTTCTGGTGGTGCGCCCTCTGCTCCAGGTTCCCACTTGTATGTTCCCTTATAATCAAGAAGTTTCTTCCCATACTCAGTTTTTAAAGCTCTTTCCCATGCTTCATGAATTATTTTTCTACTGAGAACACCACTCAACTTATGCTTGGTGGTGCTCATTACCTTAGCGCCAAGCAAACCAGGCAATACAAATTCTAAGGCATCTACCGTTGTTTGGTCGTGTTCTTCCAGGGGGCCAAGATACTCCTTTAATTCCCTACCGGCAAGAAGTTTAGGCTTTTCACCCATCAAGAATTGGGTAGCAAGGCTTTCAGCCTCCTTTATTCCCATGACGGTTGCAATGCCCGTCATGGTAGGAATGGGGGTTGCTATCAATCCTACACCAATGGCGGCAGTCATTAACGAACCTAAAAGTTCTCCTGTTGTTTGTATATTTCTGACACCCAACTCTTTTGTGATGGCATCATAATTTTGCTCTATAAATGAAGGAGAAAGATCTGTGTTTTTGCTTATAGCAAGAATATTGGTATCCCTTGCCCCTCTTACCCCTAATTCTTCTGGGCTTAATGGCTTTTTAGGCGTAGGCTTAACTCCAAATGGACTACCAACCCCAAGCCTTCCGAGAGTTTCTGGCAGACTTAACTCTGTCCATCCACGAGGTCGTTCAAGGGCCGCCTGATCCTTTAGGGTACTGATCACGGGGGCGGTCGCCTTAGCCTCCTCTGCCAATGCAAGTTGTCTTGCACGTTCGGGTTCTGGAACTACCGTGGGTTCGCCCTCCTGTGCAAAAGGTTCGGCGGGAGGTAGAGATGGACGTTCTATCGGCACATTAGACGGGGGAGGTTCTTGACGCATTTGCGTTAAATCAGCCGATGGTTGAACCGGGCGTGCCACCGGCCTATGCCTCATCACATCCATTCCGCCAAAACCAGGGGGTAAAATCCCCCCCAGCGCTGGAGGTTGCGGGGTTTTTTCTGGAGGCGCAACCAAAGGGGTAACGTCTTGCTTTATAGGTTCAACATCAGGGATCGGTTTTCTCCCAAAAAGTTCTCCGACATAATCCGGATAAACCCCTGTTGTAGGAGCTTCGGTGGGCGCATTAGGTTCCGGTGGTAATGGGGTAGGCTTTTGGACAACAGGTTCCGGCGGTGGCGGAGCAACGTCGAGCGATGGTGGAGGTGGTGTTGTCGGCTTCTGGCCAATCGGTTTTTGGGGAGCCAGGTGGTCGATAATCTCTTTGTGGGAGTAACCTGCCTTAATTGCATCATCAAACCTGTAATTTCGGGTCGTGGCAAGGTGCTTTGCTATCTCTTCTTCCGACAAACCATCCCTTAACGCTTGATTAACATTATAGGCCATCAGTTAGTCTCCTTCGTAGTTCCACGGGTCAATTGGTGTCTCTGGTTTCATTGGTTCTCCTTCGTAGTGGGTTGCCGGTGGCCTTATCCTTCCGGCAAGGCTTACGGGAGCTAAAACTTCAGGTTTCGTTGCATTTTTGGCCACCTTCGAAATTACCTTCGTAACAGGTTCAGCCAGTTTCCTTGCTTTCCCATATGCGCTTAGAAATTCCCCAACAATCCTCGGAGAACTTGCGGCTAATATAGGCCATAACTTCGGGTTCAAAAAGTGAAGCGCATAAATATTGCCAGCAGCTAAACCTTTTCCAATTATTCCTCTTGGTATCCATTGAGTAGCAATATAGCCAGCTACTTCACCGGGTATATCCATTCCAGATTTATTTCCCAATGTCCTCAATAAAGTTTTCCTCATTTCAAAGCCTTCTCGAAGAGAAGACGACAACCTTCTCAGTGTTTGGTCTGCCGTTATACGACCACTCATCCCCTCTTTTCTGATCATAAGGTTACTTTCAATATCTTTAAGCAAATTTATGGAATCATGATAAGGCTTTGTCATGGCTTCGTATTCTGGTATGGCATTTTTTAATCCATCACTGAGATTATTTCTTAATTGGGTAATAAAACTTCTTGCTGGAGTTCTTTGTCCGGTCTGATCGACAAAATCACCTAACCTCTTTTTAAGGACATCTAACCCCTTTGCACTATTGTCTTGCCACTGGATTACGTCTTTGATTGCGTTACGAACCGCACGTTGATGTTCCGTAATTGTACTTCCCGTCCCACCGTATGGACTCGCACCTGTTCTGAAATTAATAATCGGTTCTCCGGTTACTGGATGAATAGACACACCCACACCAAAATGATCATCATCACTTATTGTCTTTAGGGTATTTACTAAATCATCTTGCACACTTTTTAATGCTTTAGGATTTACTCTTATTTTATCTAATTTTACTAAATATTCGTCACGCATCATATTGTACATTGACTTAAAAGCATCCTTCGCATGTTTTACGACCTGTTCTCCTGTCACATTCCCTCTCATTACTTTATCCGCTGCAGCACCCCCCAGTTTCATCTCCTCAATAAATCCCGGGCCTCCTCCGGTAAGTGCTCCAGTAGTTTCCTTCGCCACCTTACCAACTGCACCAATTACTGGTTTTACAACCTTTGTGGGAAGAAATAGAGGATCGGTAACTTTTGCCGTTGTTTCCAACACCCTTGCTGTCTTAGCTAACCCCCCCATTTTTGCGGCCTTCCCAACCAAGCCAGCTCCCCCAGAAACTAACATTGCAGCATCTACCGGCTTCTCGTAAAGGTAATCAAAAACCATCCCTGGTATTTTGGATGGATTTTTATAGGCATCAACAAATGGCTTTGAGACCTGTTCAAACATTGCTTGTTCTTCTGACCCAGGAGGAGCCCCTGCGATTTTTTCGGCTGCTCCATACATGATGTCACTTGCGCCCGAAGCCACGTTCTTGACTGTTTGGATCGGATGGGTAACTGCCGTAGCAACACCTTTTGCAATATCGGCAACATTCGTTCCTACGTTACCGATAAATCCGCTAATGGATTTATTTGGTACTTGAGGGATCGAGGGAAATGGACTTTCTGGTTTGGGTTGATTCCCCTTCGTCGCACTCAATAGAGACTCAATGTCTACAGACGTAGGGGGATTAGGGTTATCCCATTGAAAAGGTATCCTCTGCTTTGTTTCGGGATCTTCAACATATTGAGTTGCCATAATTTACTCCTGTACCCAAACTCCATCAGGGTTCTTTTTCCATATTTTCTCTATCGGAGTTTCTTGAACATTGCCCTGCTTCTCTTGGGGATTTCCTCCTAAACTTTCGATAGCTGGTTTATTTCCTCCCATGGAGGTTCCACCCACCGGATCCAATGTATTCACATCAATCCCAATGCCCTCAAGGATTTTACGGGACTCGGGGGAAAAAAACCTAAAATCTTTTGGTTTTCCCATCCCAGTTTCATATTGAGACCGTACTGACCCAACTCGTCCTCCTAACAGTTCAATAACCGTGTCGATGCCAGCGTTTATCTGTTTTGGAGATTGAGATGAATTCTGGTTCTCCCGCCAAGCCTTAATCTCCTGATCTGTACCGGTTGTATTCTTAAACACATTTGCCAGTTCCCCGGCCACAGCCGTAGCCGCATTATTAAAAGCAACAACCCTTGGGTCTCCTACTGCATTGAGACTGGCATTGGCTATTTTGTTCCATAATTGAACTGGAGCATTATTAAGATCTTTAGCCGCTCTTTTTAAAGTGTTTATATGGTATACTGCGGTGTTTAAAGATCTAATATTTTTTGAAGCATTTCCCGAAGTAAAGTCAATCCTCAATTTTTTTCTAACATCAAATTCTCTCTCACTAAAACTGGGATCATACGAGGCTGCCCGTGATAGAATGTTTTGCCAATAAGGTTCCCTTAAGACATTGCCACTCGGAAGTTTCCAATCGTAATTCACAATCTTTCTGACCATTTCCTGTGCTCCCTGATCAAGCCCTTCCAGTGCTTTTTCATTTTTTTCTCCCGGAACAGCACGCCCAATATCACCAATCATAGGGATTATCCCACGACTTGCAATGTCTATTTTGTGTTGTTTTTGTTTGTCCAATACCCTTTGGGCTTCCTTTGCTCCCTCAGTTGGTTTCCCGTCAGGACCTACCTTGCTGGCCTCCTGAATCAGTCCTAATTCGGTAGGGGATTTCTCATCCGGCTTTACCGGAATCCCCGCCACCTGACCCGTCCTTGTGTTCATCTTTTGCCCATGTCCCCAATCAACCCACTCATTCCTTCCGGCCCCCCTTGCACCTCTCGCTTCGGAAGCCTCAACCCTTGAATCTGCGCCATACATCCCTGACGCCATTCCCGTATTGCCGCTCATCAACTGTGCAAGTCCATCTTGGAGATGCGCAACGTTACCGATCGCCGCATTCCGGGCTTCTCTTTTAGCCCTTTTGCTCATCATGACGTTTCCGTAGTTCCCATTGATGATATTCTGGTTCTGCTCGATCATCTTCATGTAGGCGTCCATCATGGGTTTGTTGGCTTCCCTTGCCTGTTCTACCATCGCCTCTCTATACTTTTTCTCTCTGGCTTCAGGGTTCTCGGCCAGATAACGTTCTCTCTCTGCCTGTTCGTATCCAGGGGTAATGCCAATCACATTCTCCCCACCGGGTTGCGCCCTCCTCTCGGCCAACGCTTTCTCGTAATATCCGGGAGCTGTCCACTTAGCACGATCTGCTGAAATTTTATCATAATATTCAGGGAAATCCCATGCCTTGCGACTCGCCGCCGGTTGTCCTGTATCAGAGGCCCCTGTTTCTCTCGTAGGAATCACGGAAAGGGTTCCACCCTCTATCTTAGGAGCATAACCACCCAAAGGCTTGCCTGGAGGTGGTTTCCCTTCTTCCGGGCTTACCGTTGCGGTTCCTTGAGTGCCCGGAATTGTATACTGTGTTTTCCCTGAAGGTAGGACTTCTTTTTTAATAGACCAATCTTCGATGCCTGTTCCCCGGTCAAATATTTTTTCGGAACTTGCCGTTGTTGGCGCAGGGAGAGTTCTCGACCCTTGGTATGTTGCCTCTCGCATACCATTAGGGTCCCTAACTTCCATTGGAGCATGACTGCTTAGCATTTCTTGTTCCCCTGTCTCCCCCCAATTTCCAGTAGCTCCTTGAGGCAAAGCCTTAACCCTTCGCTCCAGCTCTGTCACGTCAATTCGTGGTAATGCAGTGTTTTCCGTTGTTGGCGTAGGGAGAGTTCTCGACCCTTGGTATGTTGCCTCTCGCATACCATTAGGGTCCCTAGCTTCAATATACCAACGCCTCCCCCGTGGAGCTGGGTAATGGCTGCTTAACGCTTCTTTTGGTAATGCAGTGTTTTCCGTTGTTGGCGTAGGGCGCTGAAGAAACCTGTCGGCTTCCGTTGGTTCTGGAACCGATGGAGCCACGTTCTGTCTGTTCTGTTGGGCCGCCAATGCCTTTAACCGATTTAACTCTCCTTCTGGGATCGAAGGATCAACGCCTCCTCCGGCCTGTCTCGGAATCAACGGGGTATCCGCCTGGGGTTGTCCTATTCGGTTTATCATATCAAAATAGGGTTTGTTCTGTTTATCGTATGCCGCCCTCTGATCACTCTCAAACCCTGACCCCCCACTTTTATATTTAAACTGTTTAGGCGCCTGCATTACAAACTGTTGCGGAGAATAGGAGTTCAACGGTTTATTCTCAGGAAGGTTCGCCTGAGTTCTCTGTTGATACCATGTTAAGGGTTGAGCGGGGGCCGCTTGCGGAGTAACAGGAGGAGATGCAACTGGTTGCGAAACGGGTGGGGGAGGCGTAACCGGTGCAACGGGTGGGGGAGGAGTTGGTATATTTCTGTTCCTTTCTATGTCTTGGGTTATCGACTGTATGCGTCGAGACTGTGCGTCATCCATCGAACCCATCCCCTCGAAGGTCATCTTATTCTGGAAAAGGTTTGGATCAACATTTCCTCCGGCCTGTCTTGGCACAAGCGGTATAACCTCCCCCTTTTTAGCCGGGAAATATGCGCCAGGAGCAGTCACGATCTCTGGGGCCTTCTCTGCTATCGCATATCCATGCGAAGGTCTTGATGGAACCCCCGATCTTTGTGGCAACCCTGGTTTAGGTGGTAAGGTCGGCCTCGGTGGTTGCGAATCTTTTAGGATATCCCCAAGGATATCAAAGAGTCTTTTATTTGTTCTCTTGTGCCAATCATTCGAAAGTTCCATTTTTCTCCTCCTCATTATTCAAGTGTTTCGCTTACATTATAGTTGTAATCAACCCCATCTTTACGGTCCATACTTGCGGTCGCATGGATGCTCGACAATGCGCCAGCTATTTGCTGGGCAACCATACTGCCCATAGCCTTCATGGCCTCAATTTTTAAATTAGTCAAAGCCTGGTATTGCGCAATCTGAATCTCGGCTTCCTTCATTTCAAGGTTTGCTCTTGATATGGAGAGCGCTGTCTTGTTTTTGATAATTTCAATTTCAACACCACTTACGGCCTGATATACCGACGCATCAGCCTTATATCCCTCCACTTCTGAGCTAAAAAGCTTAGCTAAGGCATCCACCCTGGCTGCCTCCGCATCAACGTTTGCCTTGTACGCTTGCACTTCTGCTACGTAGGTGTCTACCAATGACTTAGCCTCTGCTATCTGAACGCTTGACAATGCCTGATATACATTAACTTCGGCGTTAACCCTGGCTGCCTCCGCATCAACGTTTGCCTTGTACGCTTGCACTTCTGACCCATAAATATCTATAGCACCTTTTCCTTCCGCAATTTCAACGCTTGCTTTGGTCTGGTAAATATTGGCCTCAGCGTTCCATCTGGCCGCCTCTGCGTCAACGGCCGCCTTATACACGCCTGCGCCAGCAGAATAAGCGTCAACCTCGGCCCTGCTCTTTGCTATCCTTATGTTTGAAACTGCTTGGTAAATATCGGTCATAATGCGATACTTCATCATAACAGCATTAATAACCTGGATTTCGGCTTCAACCGTAGCTCGTGATGCTTGGAATATCCTTTCCTGCACAGTATTGGCAAAGGTCATAAGGATATTTTCCGTTTGAACTGCCTGCGCAATAGCCGACTGCCTGACCTGTATGGCGAGGTTCGCCTCTTCAATCGCAATCTGCCCACTTCTATCATCGTATGTATTTGAGTATCTTACGTTCTCAGATTCAATGCCTGCCGTTAATGCTCCGTCCGGCAAGGGAAGTCCACTCTTTGACCAATCTCCCCGGATCGTGTCCAGACTGGCTTGATGAGTCAATAAGTCTCTGGCCCTGGCCCTGTCCCACTTTGCTACTTCAACCGACGGCCTATCTATGTCCGTCTGAACATCGGCCAACAGCCTTGTCTTGAGGGCTGTCAATAACGGAGAGTCATAAGATGCTCCCGCCGGATTAATCGGAGATACGTTGGTCGAAACATCTATTACAGGAGAACCACCCGTGTCAATACTGATATCTCCCAAGGACGGAAGAGAGGCGCCGGGGTTCCAGCTTACGGTGAGAGACCCTGCATCAATTACAACGGTTGGTTTTCCAGGGATAGTCCCTGGACTCATTGTTGGGCTGATGGGTTCCAGAACGAGACTGCTGGTAGTCTTTGTCGGAAGATCGGGGATGGTCATTGTAGGGTCGGGAGGGGTAGGAGCGGTTCCCACAAAAGACGTAACGGAAGAATCCACATCGTCTATACCGACACTACTGTCGATTGCATGGATTGATTCTGCTAAGACGGAGAGAGAGGTAAGTAACGTATCCGCATCAGTTTTTGCCTCTGTCGCATAATCTCTCGCTAAGTCGAACTGACTCTGAACCTCCGTTATCGCAGCCCTGCTTATATCATAAATTGGAATAGCCATATCAACCTCCCTCTATTTTAACCCGGTGTCGGTAAACGTGCGAATCCCTAACTGTTCCTTCGTTCCCGTTGGCATCTCTACCCCTAACTCTGTCATCCATTGTGCGAAGAACTTTTCCGACCTGTCCTTTACCTTACACTCTGTGCACTGCCACATGGTATGGTACTTACGTTTACCATCCTCGTCCTTAGCATCTACACAACTGCCACATAGTGGCCCAAGGATCATGGTTTCCTTGCCACCACAGGAGGGACAGTCCTTGCGGGGGACAAGGAACTTGGTGCCGTCTATTGTCTTCATTTCGTGTACAGGAGGAATACGTCCTGCGTCGGCAGTAGTTGTTTCGAGCAAAGGTATTCCAAGAGCTATGGAAGCTTCTTCGTATAGGATAGTGATATTATTCTCTGGTGGAAGCCCCTTACATTCACGTAGTGCCCGACCACACCTGATTAGTATCTGCTTGGCTTGGTGAACCTCTGGATCAAATGCCATAACATTTCTCCTAAAATGGTAGACCAGTCAATGGATTTATTGGACAACAACCTGCTGCGATTTGGGCAGCGGACCGCTGGTCTCCTACTACATTCCATGGTACAGGCTGCCCCTTGGCCCAACATCGGTATACTGTTCCCTGATTCCAAAACATCTCCATCATGGTCACAACACAGCTACCACACCCTTCGCACAAATAATTTCTAGGGTCAGTTCCCGCACCTTCATAGCAATACGCACCATAACCTGCACCACTATCGCTGTGCGAATGAGTCTCGTTGCCCGCACAATCCCAAACCGTTTCGGTTGCGGACCATGAAGTATAGCACATATAGGTGCCCCAATAAGGGGCACACGCTCCAGGAAAAACACTTAGCGTTGACAGGCATATTGATCCTGCCGTATTAGCGGTTACCGTAAACTCTATCGTAGCTGATCTTCCACAACAATCAGTTGCCGTGACTGTGTCAACATTTTCGCAACCTGGGTTAGAGTCTGGTGACGTATAATATGCAACATCAGTTCTCGTCGGAACGTATGGTAACTCTGCTCCCTGTTTCAATGAACCATTCCCAGTAAAAGACCATGTCACCGGAACACATCCATTGTTTGTGTTTAGCATTTGTTCTACGCTAAGACCTGGTGATAATGTTGTATATCCTATAGAGAATGGATTTAGTTCTACAATTTCACAACACGAAAGGAATTTCGTCTGATCCATTCCTTCAGTTTCGTCAGTACCAGGTAGACCAGCGAGGTCTCTTTCCACCCTACATCTATCCTTGACAGTTACGATAACGTTAGTCTCACACCCTCCCATTGTCTTGGGAGCTGTTTCTGGGTCAACACAACCTTCTGCTAAGTGGATGGCTGCCGTCTCTCCGTTCGGTATCGCTGGAAGAACCTCAAAGAAAGGGTTATCCCATGTCCAGGTGAGCGGTAGACAGCTACCCTTGGTTTCTGGGAACATGTAGTAATACATATTATTCCCACGTTTACCTGCAAAGCCTACACAAAACCTGGCATACCAACCAGCAACTTCTGGGGGAACTTCGCAAACCTTCATGTTTCCCATGAACATAAACGGCTGGTCTACGCAGGTTGGACCCGTAACCTCATGTCCACCTAACGATTCCCAGTACATGATGACCGCTCTCTCGTCAGCAGTCTTTTCGCAACAGTCCACCTTGATGATAGTTGGGTCGCTTTCACAGAGCACAATTCCCTGGTTTGTAATAAATCCCTTCATCAACATGTAGCCAAGCCCTGTGCGAGAGAAGACGATAGGGATACCAAACATGCCCCTTGGGCCATTATTTGTCCACTCGGTATAGGCTTTCCAGACGAAATAACTTCCTCTCTCATCGGACATGAAGAAGGTTGTCTTGCCGGAATCCACTCCATCTTTGTATACGCTTATCTCAAGTATCTCTGCCTGACAGCCAGAAAAACTATAGATCGTATGGTTCAACGGGTTCGGTGGAACAACAGGGTCTGTCCAATCATACCCCATGTGGTGAGGCACCATGATACCATTGTAGTTGTAGATCAATGTTCCATTATCGTTCTCTGATTTATACCAGAATGGTCGGTTCGGAGAACTTCCAGTAAGCACCCATGAATCATCTCCCTGGGCAACGGTAAGGGTCAATGGACTACAAGCTGCACAATCTATGGTTGTCCATGAGTAATAGGTTTTGATGTAATCATAACCCTCAACCTCCTCCTCACCCTCTGGATTCTTGATGCTCAACGTTTTGGATGTTTTATCGTAAACCCTCAACTCTTTGTGGTGTTCCTCCTGTCCAACGTCCAACTCGTACCACTTCATAGGAGGAACTACCCTTGGGGCTCCAAGGTGAAGCAACATATAATTGTCATCATACAATCTTATCTTGCATGAAGGAGCAATGGCCTTTCCTGATATAATCTCAATATAATCCATCCCAAATACCGATCTTGCAATAATCGTTGTCCCATCAGGGTAGTTGCGATATGTTTGCAGGGACTTTAACCCACCCAACTTCATCCTGTTCTTGAGGCCATAGAGAAGGTTTGCGGCTTCTCCTACATACGCCTGGCAAGAGGTCACATCGCCGTTTAGGTTCCAAGATACGGCAGTGGACGGATATCCGTATCTCCACATATTGAGTTCTTCTTCTGTCGTTTTCTTCAATCTAACCTGCCTCTGCACTTGGTGATGGAGGAATTATCATCTTCAATTTCTTATACATAAAACCACCTTCCGGCAATCCTGTCTTGCTGATCATCCTTGTCTTGTGATACCCAAACCCACCCTCTGGGCTAAGCAGGGGAGGAACAACCATTTTCATTGTCTTATATGAAAAATCACCTTCCGGACTTAACGAAGGTGGAATAACCGTTTTGAGGTTTTGATACCCAAACCCACCCTCTAGGCTAAGCAGGGGAGGAACAACCATTTTCATTGTTTTATATAAAAAATCACCATCGGGCGTTATTGAAGAACGAACCATCTTTAATTTCTTATAGTATAATTCTGGCGAAAAAAGAGGAGGAAGCTCGATCGGTTCTTCGGATGGAGATAAGCTGGCCGAAGGACTGAACGAGGGACTCACGCTTGGAGATATCGATGGAGACATCGACGGACTCGCTGAGGGACTAACGCTTGGAGAAACCGATGGACTTTCCGAAGGCGAAAGACTAAGGGAAAGTGATGGAGATATCGACGGACTCGCCGAGGGACTTAACGAGGGCGACCTCGAAGGACTTTCCGAAGGCGAAAGGCTTGGTGATTCGCTTTCACTCTTGGAAGGCGACATTGACGGCGATAAAGATGGACTAACCGATGGACTAACGCTTGGTGATTCTGACGGACTTTCTGATGCGCTCAGACTCTTAGATTCCGAGGGAGATTCACTTGGAGACAGAGAGGCTGATAGGCTTGGACTCTCTGAAGGTGATTCGCTCACACTTAAGCTCGGTGATCCCGAGGGTGAAATACTCGGAGACAAGCTTGGTGATTTACTGGGACTCTCCGATGGAGATAAGGACGCTAACTCACTTGGACTAAGGCTGGGTGATGCCGAAGGTGATACCGATGGAGAAACCGATGGAGATTCGGAGACTGATGGGGATAAAGACGGGCTTACCGAAGCAGACATCGAGGGTGACTCCGAGGGACTCTTTGAAGGACTAATGGATGGAGAGGCACTCGGAGACATACTCGGTGAGATAGAGACGCTTGGGGAAAGACTTGGCGACCCGCTGGGGCTAAGGCTCGGCGAAAGACTTGCCGATGGGCTGATTGAAGGTGATTCACTCGGGCTTTCCGAAGGGCTCAGGGAGGGCGATAAACTCGGAGATATTGACGGACTGACGCTCGGTGACAGACTCGGACTTACACTTGGACTCTCAGATGGGCTTAACGAAGGCGATTTACTTGGACTAACCGAAGGGCTGATTGATGGAGAGATTGAAGGACTAAGAGATGGACTTATGGATAGAGATTCGCTCGGACTAAGGCTCGGTGATGCCGAAGGCGATACGCTTGGACTGGCACTCGGACTAAGGCTCAAGGATTCACTTGGAGAAATGGATGGACTCAGGCTCGCAGAGGGAGAAAGTGAAGGCGATGCACTTGGAGATAAGGAAAAACTGCCTACAGAAGGACTGGCAGAAGGACTTTCGCTCGGTGACAAGCTGGGTGAGAGCGAAGCCGATGGTGACAGACTTGGAGATTTGCTTGGTGACAGGCTCGGAGAGAGCGAAGCACTTGGACTTAACGAAGGGCTCTCCGAAGGTGATAAAGACGGACTCATCGATGGCGAAAAAGAAGGCGATACACTTGGACTAAGTGACGGACTTTCAGATGGGCTTAAACTCGCAGAGGGTGAAAGACTCGGACTTTCCGACGGAGATAAACTCGGTGATAGGCTCGGTGAAATCGATGGGCTAACGGACGGTGAAACAGACGGACTCAATGATGGAGATAATGAGGCCGAAGGAGAGAGACTCGGAGATTCACTCGGACTAAGAGAGGGTGATAGTGAAGGTGATACCGAGGGTGATACAGAAGGAGATTTAGACGGACTTAGACTGGGACTCAAGGAAGCAGAAGGACTCAATGATGGACTCAAGGATGGACTGGCCGACGGTGATAAACTTGGACTAACAGATGGGCTTAAAGAGGGTGAGACCGAAGGTGAGACCGAAGGACTGATTGAAGGTGAGACTGATGGAGATAACGAAGGACTTATAGAAGCCGAAGGACTTAGGGATGGAGAAACCGAAGGACCCTTAGAGGGCGAAAGGCTCGGAGATATCGAGGCCGAGGGAATATATTCTCCATATAGATGACCCGTACCATATAGAATTCCAGTTCCATACTTTATGATGTCGGCCAAAGTTCAGTTCCCCCTAACCAGTGACTCCCGCCTCCAACAACTCCCATGCCTGACCAACGATAAGCGGCCCATAAGCCTTGCCAATAAGTTTCTTAATCAACGCTATCTGCTCCGAGGTTAAATCAATTTTCTCTGGGTTTGCCTCAATCATCGTAGCCAAAACCCACCTCCTGGTTTTCTCTTCTCCCCCCAACCCCTGTTCGTCCTGAAAGGATAAAAGTAACGCTTCCTGGGAAACAAACTTGAGGGTAAATTCTCCCTTTCCGTCAAGTCTTGAGATTGGTGTTCCATCCAACGCCTTTAACGCTTGACTAAAATTAATCTTCATGGGATCTCCCTTCTTATTTACTTAGTTAATCGGTCTCCAGTTCGTTGTATCGTAAGCAACGTATATTCTATAATTTACGTTGCAACCCTTCGAACTTGATTCAGGGTAGTTCTATACATAGATAGGCTTGTCTCTTGGTTCGTCATGAGTTTATCTACCTGCTCTAATAACGTAATGCAGGATGTAAGCTGTGCAGCAGTGATGCCCAACGCTGCTACATCCTCGTCAACGAATGTTCCAACATCCCAGTATTCGCTGACTAAATCTGTTGCTTGATCGGTTGCTGTTGCCAGACTTTTAACTGCATTGATGATCGCTTTTACTGTATCAATTTTTGCCATACATTTCACTGCCTCCTTTTGTGTGTAAAATATTGTATACGTTCCATTATCGTACCTTACCATCCATCCTAATCCAGCGGGATTACGTTTTATGTCCATTGATCCTCCTAGGTAATTGTAGCAAATACCTCAGCCCAAAACGCTATTGACGCTTTTGCCACGGCGTTGTCGAACTTCTTGTCCATCGTTCCCCTTACGTGGTTACACATCCAACACACACCTCGAAGATTCTCGTCGTTGTTTTGTCCGTTATCAACTCGGCAAACAATGTGATCGAATTGCACCTTAGTATCCATCGCCCTTTGCCCAAACGATCTGAAGTTGAGTTCTCTTGGAGTTGGAATTTTATCAATAGACACGCCGCATATTTCGCAAGTCTTTATAGACTCCCTTTTATTATCAACTATCATTTTCTTGTTTCGATGTCCGCCAATTATTTTACACTCTCTACTGCAATATAATTGTTTGTAGCTTTTACCCAAAACGATTTTCCCGCACACCTTACAAGTTACAAAAGGCTTTATTGTGCTACGTTTACTAATATCAACTGATCCGCCATGTTGGTTGCGCCATTCCCTTGAGTTAATTGTTCGTTTGCATCTCAAACTGCACACACTTATCCCGTGAGCAATCCACTGCAACTTACTTATCTCTCCGCAGATCGGGCATTCCTTAGTTTCAGATCGCTGTATCCTGTTCTGCGTTTTTAAGTGGTCACGACACTTTATAGAGCACGTTCTTGTACTGTTGTGTGTCTGATATTCCTTGCCGCAAAACTCGCAAATCCTTTTATTTAGTCGCTCTGGCATAGTCCCTCCTAAATGGTTGCATACATTGAAGTATACTACATTTAGGTTATAGCTGCAAACGCAGGTAAAAAATAAGGAACGGTCCCAATGTATATCTTGATAAACCCTGCACTGTTTCGATTTGTTGCATCATCAAATAGTACCGTTCCCACTCCGGTTGACCTCGCCGCTATATCTACAACATCAGTAAATCCAGTTGTACCAGCGTATCCTCCACCATCTCCATCTGCTAGGATAGTGCCTACCACATGTAATGCTTGCTGTGGTGCCGTCGTCCCGATGCCGACTTTGCCGTTTATTAACCTTAGCCCCGTTGTAAAAGTGTTTTCTGCGGTAGGATATTGTAAATCCAAATATCCATTATCATACCCGCTTTCACCTCTGAATCCTCCAAGAATTCTACCCGCAGAATAGTCAGTACCATTGGGGGTCAAAACGCTCGAACGCAACTGAATACCCGTGCTGTTAGCAGAAGAATTAGCTAAGGTTAATTTATCATTCGGTCCCGTCGTCCCGATGCCGACGTTGCCGCTTCCCAAAACAGTTACCAGATTAGTAGTCCTATTCTTAACCTGTAACACCGTCTCTGCTGCTGCCAAGGCTGCTGTAGTTGTCCCCGTCTGCTTACTTCCAATCAGGATCAAGGCCGCATTCGTATCCGTTGGGTCAGTTGCCCCTATGATACCCTCAACGACCATTGCTCCCGCCGCATCAGCATCCGTGAGACCTCGGAATAAAACTCCACCGAGGGTAGCTGAATACTTTGAAATATATCCAAAGGTATCTGCTTCGGTGTCAGTTGTAACGGTATGAGCAATATCACTGGATTTGAGAGCCAATATCTGATCGTCATTAGCTCCCTGATTGATTGTTAGTCCAAGGGTTGTATTAGCATTCTGTGTATCACCTATAAAAACATTCGACCCATCTGTGTGAATTGAACCTGACACTAACCCTGCCATTCCATTGTTCTGATAAGGAACATGACCATCACCAACATTTGACAGGTAAACCGTTCCAAACACAGGACTATCTCCCGTAGTCAACCCTGTTATCTTAGCCTGCGGATGTTTATGCCCAGGGTCAGTGCTGGATGCACTCTTGATCAGATAGTCCAGGGTAGTGTTGACCGCCGACCCATCTATTCCAACCTTAACCTCAAGGTTGTTCAGATGTGCCGCTACGATCTCTGTGACATTGTCTATTGCGGAACTTAAGTTAGTCGGGAAGGCCATGTTGTTTCTCCTTTACATGGTTTCTATAAAAAGTCACTGTCAACGTTTTCTCCTTTGAATCTCATCGCAAAAAAATCGGAAAGACTCAAGGCTAAAGTCATTCCCACCTAAGTTTTTAAAAATCACAGAAAAAAATCTATTCTTCAACCCCCGTGATATTTTAAATCGCTCTTCATGAATCGTACTTTCGACATACTCTAAATCCCTCGTCACCGGGTCTAACCTTCCTTCGTCAAGAATCAGTTCGATGGAAATTGGCCCACCCCTCATCGTTACAAAACCCTCCCTAAGTCGCTTTATCGTCTGTGACCAAAGGTCTTCATTCCCTGGTTGAATTGTAGCATTGATCCTAACGCCATTGTCGTCATCCCCGTCCAGCACAAAAATACCTTCTTCGCTGGCGCCTATGTAGGTTTTACTAAAATGGTAGTTAGCAAATGAATTGAAAGAGTATCCAGAGTATTCTGTCACCCCGAAATGAGCTAAATTAACAACGAACGCCTTCCGAAGAGGAGCGCCTTGAACCGTGATCTTTTGCGCTCCCATAATAAAAAGGTTGGTAGTTATCTCAGGCAAATCGAGGTCAAATGTCAGCGAATTATAATGGCCGATGGTTGCCAGAACCTTAATCGCAGGAACGCTTACTCCGCCACTAACCACTCTTCCGGTAATGATCGTGCCCGAAAGGGTTATCACGGGAACAGTGATTTCAAACCCAGTCGTGTTTTTGGCAATGAGGCCATCAACATGTATCGCAGGAAGGATTAACGAGGCAACCAATCCGCCACCACTATAAATCGTTCCTGATACCTCAATGGGAACATTGATTGTCCCCGAAAACAACCCTCCAACACGAATAGTTCCTGATGCATGAGGTGCAAGCTCAAGGATTGCCGAAAACGCCCCGCCGGTAACGATATTGCCTGAAACCACAATCGCCGGTAATTCAAGCGATGGTCCTATCAACCCTGGGCCAGCGATTTTTCCGCTAACCTCTATTGCCGGAACGCTAAGAGCAAAGGCTAAATCACAGATAAGGGTTCCCGCACTTGGGCTTGGGCTCACCGAAGGAGATGCGCTTGGACTGACAGAGGCCGAAGGCGATGGACTCAAACTTGCAGATAGCGAAGGAGATGCGCTTGGACTGACAGAGGCCGAAGGCGATAGGCTTGCGCTCGGACTTAACGATGGTGACGCCGAAGGGCTTATAGATGGTGACGCCGAAGGTGATTTAGAGGGACTTCTCGACGGTGACTCGCTTGGGCTAATAGAGGCCGATGGAGATAGCGAGGGTGATGTGCTTGGACTGACAGAGGCCGAAGGAGATAGGCTTGCGCTTGGACTCAACGATGGTGACGCCGAAGGGCTTTCCGAGGCCGAGGGTGAAAGCGATGGCGACGGGCTCGGACTTAAGCTTGGGCTGCCCGAAGAAGAGAGTGATGGAGATTGACTTGGCGATTTGCTTGGGCTCAGGCTTGGCGATAAGCTGGGGGAAGCCATTCCATAGAAAGATATTTCGTCGCTCGCATAAAACGTTAGGGTTGTGTCATCCATGTAGGCGAAACAATAACCCTGTGCATTGACCGAATAAATATTGTTTGCCCATAGAGTTGAAGGATAATATTGAGACACACTATCAGTAGTTAAGTCAGTGTCCGTACTCCATGAACCGTCATATTTGGTATGCCTGATTTGATAAGCGCTTGGAGAAACCACCGATGCGCCATACCACACTACATGTAACCGGTCACCGGTATCGATCGCTATGGAAGGGCTTTGCTGATCATAACCCACGGTCTTCGTCCCAGTTAAATCGACAACCGTGCTCCACGAAGCTTCATATTTAGCATACCTGATTTGATTATAGTCCGGGAGAGCGGGAGACCTACCCTCCCAGACAACGTGCACATGATTACTGCTATCGATGGCAATAGAGGCGTCAGCCTGCATATAACTGCCATCGCTTAACTGGACGGGGCTCCAGGGCGCACCCTTAGAATACATTATTTGGCTGGTAAGACTATCGGGGCCTTCCCCCCAAACAATATGCAAATTATTCCCACTATCAATGGCTACGGAGGGATTCCACCTCCAGAGGTTTCCGCTGGTTAGGTTGGTAGGCGCACTCCAGGAAGATTCGTACTGAGAATACCTAACCTGAGTGTAACTTGGGGACACGGAGGACATTCCCTCCCAAACCACATGTATATGATCACCGCTATCAATGGCTATCGAAGGAAGTGCCTGCGTGTAAACTTCCCCGGTTAAGTCAACCGGCGTACTCCACGAACCTTCGTATTTAGAATATCTGATTTGGTCAATAGTGGTGGATAAGACAGATGTTCCATGCCATACCACATGCAAGTGATTGCTACTATCGATGGCTATGGATGGACTCCACTGGTTGTACGATGCATCACTTGTAATCGCTTCTTCCGTCCATGTTTGTCCGCTGTCATCCGAATACGAATGATAAATATTCCAGACAGTTGCAACCCTATGATAAACAACGTGCAATCTTCCTGTGCTATCTCGGACAAGTTTTCGTCCATTATTTGAGCTTATGCTGCTTATCGAACATCCAGCCTTAATAATATCTATCACGGGACTTGGACTTAACGATGGCGATGCAGAGGGTGACATGCTGGGTGATACGCTTGGGCTTGCACTCGGCGACAAGCTGGCCGAAGGACTCAGGGACGGAGAAAGGCTTGCGCTGGGGCTTAACGATGGTGACGTTGACGGACTTAAGGATGGTGACGCCGAAGGCGATTTTGAGGGACTTTCGCTTGGAGACATTGAAGGACTTCCAGAAGGACTTTTGGATGGACTTCTCGATGGCGACTCCGACGGACTTTTGGATGGTGACGTCGAAGGCGAAATGCTTGCGCTCGGACTTAACGATGGTGACGCCGAAGGACTCCCGGAGGGTGATCTCGAAGGCGAAATCGATGGACTGACGCTTGCGCTCGGGCTGAGCGACGGCGAAATCGATGGTGATGCAGAGGCCGATGGACTCAACGAAGGTGATTCGCTCGGCGATTCGCTCGGACTCATCGAAGCAGATTCAGGCATAGTTTCCCTCTATTATAAAGCAAGAATGGTTTTAAAAAACACGTCCTAAGACGTCGGTACTGTCAAGCTGAACGATGTAACCGTTGACGTTGCACTCAATGTCACCGTTGTTGGATCAATCTGTGCGTCCCCTCCTACCGTCGCAAGCGTTCCTTGAGTTCTCTTGTAGATGTAACCAGTGTCAGCGGTTGGAGTTCCCGCACTTTCGGGGTCTACCGGAAGGCATAATCTAAAATATCCTGCCGTTCCGGTTGCAAGGTTAGTTCCTGTCCAGGTAGCTGCCGTTGGTTTTGAAATAACCCCTGCCGTTGGCGCACTAAACTGGAGGGCGTTTGTGGCGACCGCCGCCACCTTTGCCGAGCAGTTGATTCCATAAGTACCGGTTCCATCGGCAATCGTCAATGCCAAACCAGGAATCCTACATTGTGCCCAGATATTTACTGTGTCTCCCTCACAGATAGCCTGAATCTGAGGAAGATCGTTTAACATCTGTGCCACCTTCACGGCAACCTTCTGGTCTGTACTGTCAGCCGCCAAAATGGTATAGATGTGTGTGGTACCAACTCCCTCCACCGTAACGGTAACTTTAATGGTGCTGCCCGGCGTAGAACCGGTAGCAGGAACAAGCTTGTAGACTCTCGGAACGCCTCGGTCAGTAGTTACTACGGCGGCACTTGACAAGGTAAACTTGCAAAGCTTTGTTCCCGTTGCCGCATCTTCCGGGTTTGTAGGAGCCGTCCCAGAATACACATCTAAGACGCAATCTCCATAAATTTCCCTTAATCCCTTTCCATCAGCCAACAAATTTATTAAAGCCCTCGAATATTTTACCGTCATTTTCCTTTCCTCCCTTTCTTCTACGCAAAAGCGTAAGATTAAGCCGCAGTAATGCGACCGTCAACGTCCGTCGCCGGAACATCTAACTCTATTTCCATTCCTCCATAGCCAGGCCATAAGTCATAGGTCCCTAATAGCTGGTCAATACTTGTATGATCCGGAAAAGACCTATTCAAAACCATCATCCTCCCTATTGACGCCCCTTCAATGTAAAAATGATCCCCCGTAACCTTATTCACTTGCCCCCCTGGCAGTCCCATGTAACAACCTTCCTCTGTAACCCAGAATACCACCTTAACCGATATTCCTGCTAATTGTTCAACACTTGAGACTGCCATGCCTTCGATACATGGAGAAGGACAGACCTCGGTATAATTGAACTTGGGAGGGTCTCCCGCTCCTCCCTGAAGAAAACCACACCTTTCGTTATCGCTCACGTAAATCCCGTCCCTGACGGCCTCAAGCATCCTTCCACGGCCATTGAACGTCACGAAGTTATGCCTCTCGTCTCTAACCATTGGTTCTGTGGCATCGGAATAAATCAGAATGTTATCCTGAAATACCCATAGGCGAGAATCCCAATATTCCATCAGGTGTCCTCCCACCATCCGAACCTTAAAGGTCTCGCTAACTTCTGAAATACCATGTACCGCATGTTCCCGGATATATCCAAAAACGTCGCTATTGGAAAAAAAGACCATATCCCCCGCTTCCCGAAAGATCATGGGTGTATCGCCCGCCCCAGATAACAGGGTAACATAGGTGGCTGTGTTGGTAACAAGGTTAATTGTTACCTCTTTTAAGACGCCTCCCTGGACACATAGACAGATATCCCTGTTTGACCATACGCTATGGGTATTCACCGTGGAAACAGAAGTAAGACCCCTGCGTCTACGAAGTTTCTTTTCATCATCCGAATCAACATTCATGGCGTAGGCAACATATCCTACCGGAATTCTGTTGGTATCCTTCTGCCTTGAAATGCCTATAAGGTTTTTATATTCAAAGTTAAGTTGAGGCATCCTTTTTCTCCCTTATTTCTGCTTCGGCAAGGTTCTTTGCCTTGTACCATTTTAGGCGCTCGTGCATAGCTTTCGTCATTGCCACCGCCAACCTGCACTTAAGCTTAATCTCCGGATCATCCGTAAGATGATAAATATCTCTTAGGGTCTGGCACACGGAATGATGTCCCTCGAATCTTTTTCTGTCCATCGTCGCTTCATCTACGGGTGGGTATTTTTTATATGGCATCGACCGCCTCCTGCAAGAACTCCCAAAATCTTCCTTTTGTTTTTCCCCACCCTCCAGGTATCTCGTCCACCATTGTCCAATCCTTCATCGTGTTGCGATAACCAGAGGGATCGAAGATATTCCTGGTCACAGTTCCTTTGTGCCTAATGTCCACGTAAGGGACGGAAGATCGCCAGGTATCAGACCCAAGGTTGGTAAGCTTATCATACGCATCCCTGTAATGATTGCTTCCTGGCTCAAAATGCCTTCTCCCTCCAATCTCTCCACTCTCGATCATGGAAACCCTCTTCCGGTAGTAGTCGAGAAGGATGTCTCGGTAAGCGCATAGGCCACTTACTTGCTTGGCCGTAAAGTGAAGAGATTGGCCGTCCTGGGTGCGAACCTTGTACCAGTTCAAATTGTAATAAAAAACATCTTTACGTGGGGGAGTAAAATCAAAATGCTCTTTTGGATATAAAATATCGTGCTCTGCGAAAAATATGATGTCTGCTGTACTTGCCTCCAACCCTGCAAGCTGTTGACGTGCCATAGAAAGGTGGCTACGTTTTAGGGGGAGGACGATGTTTTTGCCGAAGTCTATTGGCTTGAGAGTGACAGAAATGAGTTCGTTGCCATTGAGGGATCGAAGGAGTTGTTTCTGGACTGCCTTGAAGATCGTTTCATCTAATTCATTGTCACTGTAAAATATTATACACTTGCGTAATTTATCGGCTTGTGGTATAGTATTCGGAATGGAACGATGTTCGTCGCACCGTTCCAATCCTAAACACAAATCCTTACTATGGGAGGATTCATGTCTAATTCCAATTTTCTCATAATCCCCACCCTTTCCGCAAGAGACATCGACAGAATTTTTTCCAAGATTGAGATTGACCCTATCACTGGGTGCTGGAACTGGCTGGGGAGTCTCGACAAGGATGGATATGGGCTTGGCAACTTCAAACGTCTCGCCAACTCTATCGGACACAACCACACCTTCAGAATGCACAGATTGACTTTCGCCTGGCTTATCGGACCCGTCCCTATGGGTTACGCCACTGGCATTCCCGTTGTTGATCATGTTGTCTGTAATAATAGGGCTTGTTGTAGTCCTTTCCATCTCAGATTGGCTTTGCAGATTGATAATCTCCGTCCCTCCAATGCTGTTTCTTCCGTCAACCGTGCCAAAACTCACTGCCCCAGAGGACACCTCTTGCCCCCCACGAGACACTTTCCCAACAGTCCTCCTTTTCGTATCTGTACTATCTGTGCTGCCGACGGTCAACGTAGGCGACGTGCCAACGTCAGAGAGAACCGTGGTCCCGGAGATAAGATTATCCCCTGGAAGACCAGGTTGACTCATTGCAGAAACGGGCACTTGCTCCCTCCTCCCGACAAGAGAGGACACAGAAGATGTATGATCTGTCACCGGGCTTGGAACAGAACCAACTACGCCAGGAACCCTGAAAAGTTTAAGGTCAAAGTCAAAGAATGTCGCCTCCGTCGCCTTGAGAATCCTTAAATCCTCATCTTTCCAATAAGAAGTAGGCCAAAATCGTTCCACAAGCCAGCTCAGGGGATATCTTTGCTGTGGTCCCCATTTTTGTTTGAAGAAAACTTGTTTCGCCCTTCTCTTTGTTCGGGCAACCTGTCTACCAGAACAAGGCCATGAAAACCCGAAATCCCCCCCTTGCGTGTGAAAGCAGTGAGAATACCATGTCTTATGAGAACAGATAACCTTTCCCCCAGAAGTCCATGTTTTTATTGCCACTTCTAAACCTTGCGATCCCCAGTTCTCGAACTCCTCGTCATTCATATTGAGTTCAAAATACTTCTGTCGGGTTAACATGAAAAAAGACCCCTGTAAACTCATTGTCTCGGTCAACCCTGTTTCTTTAAGAGACTTTTGATACCAATCCCGTTTCTTAAAGTCTACTGCGTACTGGAAATGCGGTTCGGGGTCAAAGCAGTATACTGTACTCTGTGGATTATTTTTCCCGATCCACTTCAAATCTCTTACAGTTGGTTTACCACATTCCGTACAGGGGCCAGAAGGACCTTGGTACCTACGGTGGCCTGATTCGCACACCCAATCATAAATCCATAAATTTTTCATGATCGGAACCATCGTCCAATCATCCTGCATATCTTCAAGTAACTTCACATCAAACCCTTCATCAAAGGAACAGTGGCTATCACACTTCGCCAGATATTTCGCCCTTGAATACCTCGCCGCCTCATTACATGCCGCTCTCTGTCCAATAGACTGGCTATGATAGATCAGCGTTACCCTTGGGTCATCCTTAATGGGAGGGTCAGGATAGTTCCCGTCACATATCACGATGATTTCAGTATTCCCTCGGATATTCTTCAAGAGATCATCAACCGTAAGGGAAAGAAATTGTTCGTTTCTTGCGGGAATGCACACGCTTAAACTATATTTTTGAGACATATACCCCCTTGCTAAGTCGATTTTTCTTGACATTCACCAACGCCTTTGCGTATAATATTGCCCAAAAAGGAGGTCAGCCAACAATGAACGAAGAAAACACCATGGATTTCCCCGATTGTACCGAGAGTCTTCTCGAAGGGAAAAAACTGAGACGCCTTGAATGGCCCGACGACGGAACCTATGTGGTCATGTCCCAGGAAAAACTTGTCATTTTCACGCCCAAAGACCAAAGTCTTCACCCCCTGGTCATCTCTACTGGAGACATGTCGGGAACGGACTGGGTTGTATTGTCCAAGGGCAATTAAGCTTGCCGTAAAGTTTGGCATTATTTCCCCCCAACTCCTATCGTATCATTTCCACTCATTCTGATTTCAATCTCTCGAATACCTGCGTACTCAAATAAATCACGCATTCCATCTGTGAAATATCTATATGTATCGAAAGGAAACTTATGCTCCGGGCAAGTATTCGGAGCAATAACACAGATAAACTTTGTGTAATATTGCACCAAATTCTTCAGCCACTCCCACGGCCTCTGCACATGCTCCATAACCTGCCCACTGACAACCACCTCACACACTGGAAGATTATCGTATCCCACTATTGTCACGTTTCTTCCCGGAACAACATCCATTCCAATATAATTATAGTCTGGGGGAAAAAATACCCTACCTCCGTACGTAGCATTCCTTGAAGTTCTGCCTACCTTAGACCCAATATCCAGCACGGTACATCCTTTCAACTCCTGTAAATACTTATCCCTAAACCAACGCATAAGTTTAATGCTATTGCTATGCATCGCCCTTCCAAAATAAATGTTCGTATTTTTCCCTATTCTCTAATAACCATTGCGGCCCACTGGGCATCTGCACTATCAATTTTAGTCCTCTCTCGCCCCAATTTGGCGCACCACGATTATAAGGATCAACCAAGTTCTTTCTATTTTCTTCAATCCTGGACTTGAATTCAGGTTTATCCAGTTCAATGTGGGCGAAAGATTCAATCTTATACTTAATGTCCTCTGCGGTTCCCATAGTGGAAAAATGCCATCCCCCCTGCTTAACAATGGTTGGCATTCTGTTTCTAAGATTTCTTATGTCATTAAAGTTTGCAAAGCTTTTACGTTTTTTCGCAATCGTCCCCTTCCAACTTCCGGATACATAGACATTAAAGTAGTAGTAATACATGCTTTGCCTGAAGACTCCCTCATCTCCGAGGTGATACTTGCTGATGTCAGGAATCTCGTCCATGTCTGAGATCAACATAATATCATCTGGGTCTACGTCTGTAATTCCATTTAACAAATAATCCCTCTGGTAATGCTCCAATTTCCATGAACTACCTTCCCTGGGGGGCGCCACCAGATAAGTGATATTGAAATCCTTAAACCTATCCTTATTGTCCTGGAAAAAAAGAGGCTTTGGTTTACCGCTATGAGTTATTGGCATCTCGCACAGCACGAAACGATTGACGTAAGGAGCAAGAGAATTCAATCTTATTTCAAGCAGGTCTATCTCATTAAAGAACATAAAGCAGTCTATGAGCTGAACCATCTTGCTATCTCCTCCCCCGTCCGACGGGGATCGTAACCCAACCTAAAGCACAAATGACCCTCCCTGCTAACCTCTTCCACAAGTTTATCGTCAGATAAGCATAAGGATAATTTCTCCTCAAGATTATCAAGGTTAAATGAAATGTAATGCTTTCCATCAACAAGGTCTGCGAATGGTAAGGTCTTTACCATGCTAATAGAATCATACGAAAAAAGAAGTGTACTTGCCGCTAACGCCTCAACATGGGACTTACATCCAGTTCCATATCCCGGCACAGTTACCGATATCTTTGCGGTCTTTAGCGTATCCGCATAATAGTTCATGGATGTTCTGGTAGTGTATGGATTAAACGGCTTTAGTCTCTCGAATACCGTAGGTCTTATGTTGGGGGGAAACGTAATCCCCTTACAATTGACACAATAGAGCAGGGGAATTGTTTTGGGCACAGGAGACTTCAAGAAAAATCTATGGTATGCCGTAAATGGTATTGCAGCCACTACGTTGAACTTAGTCATGAAATCATATCCAGGATTTATCTTAAGCCTTGGGTAGCCGTAACCCTTCATCCTCTCGAACCCATCCCTATTTCCTTCGTCGTGTGTATCAAACAATATCTTTTTGCCCTTGAACGCATGGAATCGCTCATCGGCTGGATATATAATCTTGGTGTCAAACTTCGGTGCGTAACTCTCGTTAGAAAATGCATTATAAATAAGGTAGTCGTGCTCGCCATAGTCAATCGTGTGGCAACTATCAATATGAACTACGGTCGGTTCGATTCCCGTCATGTAGTGCAAACACTGAACCATGTAGGAGTGACCACTGCAACTGGCCGAACGAATAAGTAGAAGTTTCATAACTTCCTGGGTTGTGGAACTTGTTCCAAGCTCAGCTCATGGAACAGTCCAAACGGATTATTGTCTCCGTCCGTTCTGAATTTACTTACGGGATAATGATAAATCTTGGAACCTATGGTCTCGGTTGGAATAAATCCTTCCTCTTTAAAATTCCTATACATACTGTTAAACTTACTCTCTTCCGATTGATGTTTGCCTCCCACATGGAAGCCCGACTCGCAGTAACGAGGTATGTACCCACCAATCTTTTCAAAAATACTTTTCCGAATAGCGTAGGTGTTTCCGTGAAACCCTCCGCATAGATGTCCCCGATGTGTCCTCACTCTTGCAGGATCAAGCCCAAAGTCCAGCAGTGACTTTTCGTCATTGATAATATTTCCCTTCCTATCAAGTATCCCGAAGTACCTGGGAAACACCATCTTGTTACCATCAAACTTAAGCACATCATCTATTGCCTCTCTTGTAATGATATGATCTATGTCGGTAAAAAATAGATATTCACCTTGTGCTTTTGCTGCCCCCATATTTCTCGCCAATCCTTGCGTCCAGGGCCTCTTGTCGTGAGTTGCAAGTACAATTAAATTCCTAAGTCCAGTACTCTCTGCTGTATGTAAAATAGGTGGATTGCTTCCATCATCAACAAGAATGATCTCAACGCCATCGGGTAAATGCATAGATTTCCACGCTCGTATTTGCCTAAGAACGATAATATGCGAGTTCAAGACTGCAACGACAATTGAGACTTTCTTCTCTGCCAACTTCTCTTTAATCCCTCCTTTTAAATTCCTCAAACATCTTTTTATTAAAGTCCAGATTAGGGCTTCCGGGATAATTATGTTTAAGCTTTGCAAAGTTTAAGGCATCAAGTCCAACCTGATACAACGGATTTCCCGTATCCTTCAGTAACTCGTTCATTCTATCCCTGACGTAAGAGTTGTCATCGTTAAACTTATTAGCATGAAAGAAAAATCTACAGAATACCTGAAACTCGCTTGGATCATCAAAATGCGTAGCAAGAACTTCCTTGGGTTTCCTAAACTTCCACCCCTTCCTTCTTAATCTCCCTGAAAGTTGCCTATCGTCATACAGGGTGTCACGAGCCAATTCAAGCTTAAAAACTATGGTACGGTACACATTGCAATATCCGGTGGTGCATTGCAGGAACGTATCGTAAATTCCGAAGCAATATCCACATATTTGATCATTTCCCTCATGGTCGATATATCCATGCGCAACCTCTACTGCGTTTTGGTGAAGAATGAAGTCTCCCCCAATATACATGAACCATTCCGAACTTACCTTGCTAATCCCTAAGTTAAGTGCCGCAGACGCAGGAACTACGTTATTGATATGCACAAAATCTGAAAATGGAACTGCCTGGGAACCTATAGACGTAAGGCATCTTTGGAGTTGTGGTTCATCTATAGACGTAAGTAATGCTCCGATTCTGCTCATAACGTTCGGTCTCCGCCCGCCCACTGGTTGCATGTGCTACATGTTTCGTCAGGATAATTAAACTGTTTAGTCTTGGAGGTATCCCACACATAACAACACCGGCAGGACCTACCATCCCATGATAATACTGTCTCGTTCAGCCTTGAGCACGAATTACCCCTTGATAGGCCAAGAGGTATTTCCTCCACCTTTCCCCATGATCCATCAACGCTATGCTTCTTATATATTCTTGGGTTCTCGACCAGCGGCCTTTCTCCTTCAACCATTGATGCAATGACAATCGGTTTTGAACCGATTACATGATCCCTTAGACTTACATATCCCGTGTATGAATCCTGATTATGAATACTTACATTGATAACGTCGATGTATGGTAGTACATCAATAATTTTATCAGTGATAATTCCATTGGTAGCCAACACCACCTTGCACCCATTCAAACAACTGATCATCTCGCAGAAATCTGGGTGCATGGTTGATTCCCCCCTCCAAAACGGAAGCACGGTTGATCCAAGAGGCATCCTATCTACCATCATTTTCCATAACCCCATAGACATATATCCAATTTCCATATCGATATAGTTCCGTGGACACATGCTGCAAGTTATATTACAGTCATTAGTTAGCTCTAATATGTACTTCATGCCATACTTTTGAGGCTTCCAACTGAAGCTGTTCCCTGGTCATCCCCATCATCTTATAGAATCCTAATGCCGGAGAAGTAGAAGATTGTGCTATAATAAATCCTGGAAGTATTCCTTGATATTCCCGCCTTAACAATTCCTTGTTAGGTGGTTTATAAAACTCTATGACTGGCAACCGGCTGTCCTGTATAGCCATAAAGGGTGCGAATAGCTTAACGTCATAGTGTCGGCATGGTTCCTCCCATGCAGGCCATACCCATATCAATTGACCCGCCCATCCCTCAAGAAATGAACGATCGGAGTACCCAAAAAGTTCGTCTGCCCCTTCTGCAATAAATAAACATCCAAGTCCATTTTCTTTCACTGCCTCAACTACTATCCACGGCCATATATTAAATCTTGGAAATGGATAATGTTGAAGGGCTACCGGAAACATTGAGGCCATACGCTCTCTTGATATTAAAACCTCTGTATGGTTAGTATGATAAAACTCAGCAACCCTCTTGGCCTTCTCTCTTTCGTCTGAACTGTTCTTAAACACAGCGGTGAACGTATGAACCTTAGAGCCATCCCCATCCATAAGGTCATGCACCACATGATGAAGAATCACGGCGCTATCTATTCCACCTGAAATAGCCACTGCCGCCGTTAGCCCAACGTCCGTCCGTTTAACCATGCCACTTAAAATATCAAGTATCACTTCACTTTACCCAAAAAAATGACGGATGTACATCGTCTGAAGTTATATACCAATTATATATATTATGTATGTATGTATAGGAATGCACTGCTTGTATTACGCCAAACTGATAGAAGACATTCGAGTAATCATGACCAGACACAATCCCCCCAGACCTTACCTTTGGGCTCCACTGGATCAAGTCCATCATCACAGGGTCGAATTCATGCATCTCATCGATATAGACAAAATCAAGGGAATTGTCTGGAACATCTTTGACCGCATCCAAGCTGCCCTTCCGTATAAATTCGCAATTTGGAAACCCTTTCAGTCTGTTCATGGCCCTTTGTAAGTTCTTCTCGTTACTTTCCCTTGTCGTACGTCTTCCAAATGTATCCCAGGGGTCTATCAGTTTCAGTTTTAGATTGGGAATGTAAGAACAAAGAACGAGAGAAAAGTCTCCCTTCGCAACCCCTATTTCCGCCCCTGCTTGAAATGCCATATCTCCCATAAATTTAGCCAAGGTTTCCCTGGTGCAATTATGTGTCTTGTGGGGAAGGGTGTCCCCAGAACGAACCCTAAACCTATTACGTATCTCGTTATCGGTTCCCATCACCCTTAACTCTCTATTGCTGCCCAGATCAAAGTTCCTGCAACTAACTTATAGTCAGGAACTAAGCGACTAACCGCCTTTTTTACCTGGTGAGCCAAGTCGTGCCCGCACAGTAACCCACCCTTTTTTAGTAAAGGCCGATATTTATAGATATCCTCTTGAACAGAAACATAATCATGACTTCCATCAATAAATACCATGTCCACCTGACCTTTTATACCATCCAAATCCTTGATAACCTTAAGGCTATCTCCCCGAATAACCTCTACCTTTCCGCTTGTTATAAGTTCATCAAGGTTATCCAGGCAACGGCGATAAATCCAATCCGGATCGGTTTCCATTTCCTTGTGTGCCTCTATTGCCGTTGGCCACCTTTTCGGAGGAACACCCTCCATCTTAAAACTATCAATAGTGATAATTTTTCCTGGCGTTACTTCTCCCATCGCATAGGCAGACCTTCCAAGCCACGTTCCGATTTCAACGATAAGATTGTGGTGCTTGGCCTGTTCTGCGAGCCACTCAATCTCTTTTTCGTCCATCCATCCAGGTATGTCTGTTGCTTTCAAGCCGGCAATTCTCCATCGTTTAAGTGAGCATTACATTGAGATAGAATATATTCTTCGGTCACATGAAGGTCATGAAAAGCATATCCGGTCGGGAGGCTTGCATCGCCTAACCTCTTGCTCCTCGACAGCCTTCGAGGAACACAAAAACAAGGATCAGCCATTTGCCAGTGCTGGCCAATAAGAATATCTTTGCTTACCGTGTAGCGATGTTTATTCCAAACATTATGATTTCCCGGCATAAGGTGTATCTTCTTGCCTGTCCTTATGATGATTGGTTTGCTTCCATGCGAGTTTCTTCCCTTGACATAATTTGGGTCTCCATGTCTACGCTGACCCTCTATTGGTTGAGATAAATCAAGGTCTGCGTCTAAACTATTCCTAAAAACCTGGTATAGCCTAACAACAACTATGTCTGCCGTTTGAGATGATAGAAACTGATGCATATCTCCACAAAATATAAACTCATCTGAATCTGGCACAATCACCCAGTCAGCCTTAGATTCATTACATGCGGAAAAGATTAAATTTTGCCGAACATCTACGTTATACCCATCAGGAAAACTGAAGAACTCTGCGGATGCGTTTGGATACTGATGAACAAGCGCCTCGCATTCTGCCTTATCATCTGTATCCGCATCTATAATGACTCGAATATGGTCTGCATACGAATAATGTTTCAGGAAAAATGGCGCCAGAAACACATCGTTATACCACATCGTTATTACTTCACAGGTTGGATGGTTCATGAGAATTTTTCGGCATGGATACCCCCGACTTTAGCCGGGGGAGGAAATGCCATCTTTTATTTTTGTTTGACTTCTGAATTTACACAAGATACAATAGTATTGTGAAGATGAGACACACATACCGGGTTTACCCGACAAAACAACAGGCCGAGAGCCTTTCTCGGATTTTCGGTTCCTGTCGGTTCGTCTTCAATCGTTTTCTGCGCATCCGTACTGATGCTTGGTTCAAAGAGAACCGAAGCATTGGGTACAACGAATCTTCCGCTATGCTCACCGAACTGAAAAGGCAACCGGAAACCGAATGGCTCAACGAGATCTCTTGCGTCCCGACCCAGCAAGCGCTTCGGCATCTCCAGACTGCTTACATCAACTTCTGGAACAAGACTGCGAAGTATCCGACATTCAAGAAGAAGCGAGGCAAGCAGACCGCTGAGTACACCCGAAGCGCGTTCAAGTGGGATGCTGCCAATCGCAATTTGAGCATCTCCGGCATTGGCAGACTTGACATTCACTGGAGCAGAGGTTTCCAGAGTATCCCCACCACGGTGACAATAACCAAGTTGCCAAGTGGGAAATACTTTGTTACTCTCTGCCTCGATGAAGTGAGGCTGCCCCTTCCGAAGACTGGCTTGAAAATCGGCATCGACCTCGGCGTTTCTCGTCTGGCTACCTTGTCCAATGGCGAACAAATCCCAAACCCCAGGGCTCTTGGGACGAATCTCCTGAAGCTGAAGAAGCTGCAGCGGAAGCTTGCCAAGAAGAAGAAGGGGAGCGGTAGACGGCGCCGGGCTATTCTCAAGGTTGCTCGTCTTCAAGAGCATATTGCTAACATGCGGAAAGACCACCTCTACAAAGTGACCACCGATTTGGTTCGTCGCTTTGACGTAATTCAAATCGAAGATCTGAATGTTCGAGGTATGGTCAGAAATCACAAACTGGCAAGAGTTATCGGCGATGCCGCCTTTGGCATGTTTCGGGGAATGCTTACCTACAAATGCGACTGGTACGAAAAGGATCTTCGGATTATCGATCCATTTTTCCCAAGTAGTAAACGCTGTAATGTCTGCGGGTACATACTGGAATCGCTTCCCTTGAGCATTCGTGAGTGGTATTGCCCCGAGTGTAAGACTCACCACGACCGCGATGATAACGCAGCGATAAATATCCGTGATGCGGAGGGACACTCCGTAAAAGCGCGTGGAGAGGTTACAAGACCAGTTCGGGCTTCGGCTCGAAAAGGCAGACCTCGTAGAAACGTGAACCAACTTGGAAATGTTAAGCACTCTGTTTAACCTTTCTGGGAATCCCCCTACTTTAGTGGGGGGAGGATGTCAACCTTCACCAACATTTCCGTTTCTCTATTTAAGTATGGATTAAGCGGGTATATATCCTTTCCCCACCTTCGCCCATCATATTTGGTGATTCTTGTTGCCATCGACTTGCACATCGTTGTAGCAATCCTTAACATCAACTTTACTTCCGGGTCTTGAATCCTACGGTATGCTTGCCTGATTACTTCGCAGGCAGTATACCGTCCACCAACAAAATTCATCCGCTCTTCTGTTTCGGGGCTCCAACTGAACCAGTCGTTGCTATCCATTCACCATTTTTTCCCATAAAGCGGAGGCTTTCCCCCACGCAGGATGTTCTGCCTGGATTACGTTGTAATTCGCCCGCCTCCGAATTCCACCAAGGGATATGGCATGATTAATTTGTAACACAGGATCAATAGTGTTGAACTTACAAGCCTTTACTGTATTGATTCCCATCGTTCTCTCACGTCTCCCAGGTTCTCCAAGGTGAGGAGGCCCTCCAGAACCAAACTTAGTTACCCTTTCCTCAAGCGTCCTTATCATCGATTCGGTTGGAACTATGCATACACACATGTTTGACCTTCGAGACTGTAAATAGAAATGGCTTTCGGTAAGATTCCACCTGTTCTTATTGTATCCAAACGTATCGTCTGGCGGAATATAGTCAAAATGCTCCGGGACATACAGGGTATCGTCTTCACAACAAGCAACGTACTGTGTTTTTGCCATCTTGGCTCCCACCAAAATCTGTGCATAGACATTTGGAACGGTATATCCTATATCACCAACACATATGTTTTCTCCAAGATTGATAGGTTGTTGGGAGATACTGATAATAGGCTTCCCTTGTGCCGTTATAATCAAGTGGTTTCTGACGTTCACCGCAAAGCGATCAGGTATTCTGTTTGCTGTATAGTACAGAAGAGTTATGTCACTCACGATGATACCCCTATCCCAAATAGTAATCCTTCCATTCTCTGTCGGATATTTTCTTTTGCCTACAGGCCAACATGTGATCCTTGGCTGCGTACCCGGAAGCAAGCGTCCCCGTCCCATCAACCACCACATGCTTAATCGCATGGTTCACACAAAACATTTTTAAATATTCCGATGTCACGACGTGGTTTCCAGACCCAACATTATAAATACCTGGCTCGATACCTCCGTCCAATATCCTGTTCACAAGCTTTGCGATATGAGCAACAGGAAAATAATCCCTAACGATCTTTCCGCCAGAGATTATAAACGTATCCCCTTCTTTTTTGCATCTTGCCAGTTCACGAAAGACCGATCGATGGTCGTTCGGCCCGTAGGGGTTCCCGATCCTCAATATCCAGTAATTCTTAGAGTAAATTTTAATCAACTTCTCTCCAGCGAGTTTCGTAAAGCCATACACTGAGCTTGGTTCCAATTTCCCGTCCTTGTCGTAGACCATACAGGAAGAGGGGAAGATCACTTGATCGAACGCATTGTTGGTCAGTATCATCGCAAGGTAAACTAAATTATTTTGAATATACTTTGCGGGGTTCACCATCGACTCTCCCTGGTCCACCCATGACGACATAAAGATCAACGTTCCCTTTCTTCCGATGACGTCCTTATGGTCTTTTCCGATAAGGTAATCGACCTCACTATAAGGATATTTGATGTCCTTCCTGATGGCGGTTCCAAGAAAACCTCGGCTTCCCGTTAGGGTAATGAGTTCACGCATTTTCGTTTCCCGCCGCCCCTCTATGTTTCCCGAAGGGGTAATCCGTCATGCCCATCGGGGTCAAAAATCCGGAAGTTTGTGTTCATCTCTGGGTGTTCCTTGTTCCACTGATCCCTTTGCGAAATCCAGTCCGACGGCCAACTAGGGATAGGCCAGAAATGCTCCACAAAATCTTCAATCTTTTTAGTTGCCCCGGCCCAGCGATTATTCATCCACACAAAAGTTTGAAACCTTCCCGTGTCTCTCATGGCCTGCCAACTAAGTTTCCAGCTTCGTCCCCTGTTGTCTAACTCACGCTCGTTTTTGTGCATATGGGCGTGCCAGGCGTCTTTTATCAAAACACAACGTCCCCCCGACAAAAAAGTTTTAAACCCCAGCTCCTGCGGTTCATTCTCCATCAAATCACAATGTTTTTCGTCCAACATTCCGATCCTGAAATAGTGTTCTTTCGACATTGCCCAAAACGAGCCCTGGAACGTTTGTAAATCGTCAATCCGTTTATCCTTTCGATGATCCTCCATCCAATAGAACTCAGTCTTGCCCATATTCTTTCCGATACCATCTTCCCCGATCCACTTCTTTCCGTGGAGGCCATTTCCATACAAATTGTCGTGATTGTATGGGTAGGTAACGAATAGGTATTCAGTTGGTCCTCTGCCCTTCTCCCACTTCTCTGGATCGAGTGAATATCGACTCGGGACAGCAAGCCAGTCGTCATCTATACTCTCACTGATAATCCTATCAAAGTTCTCTCCGACCATCGTATGATCATCCATTTTGCAAATATATTTTCCTTTTGCAAGCTGAACCCCCATGTTAATGCTCTTTCTCATTCCCGTGACTTCTGGTTTATGGACTATCGTTAAATTAGGATGATCCTTGATTGGAGGATCGGGATAGTACCCATCTAAGAGGCAAATCACTTCTATCGGTCCCCCTGCCTTTTCAAAAACGTCCTGTATTGTGCGGGACACATACTTGCAATTTCTGCTCGGTATAATCACGCTCGTGGTTATGTTTGACATTTCACGCCTTTTTGATCAATAACTCTTCCAAATCCCCGAACTCCCCGAACTCCCCTGCCTTTCCGATCGATTTAGGAACACCAAGCTCCTCTTGACTTTATCCTTGAATTCCTCAAACCTCTTCCCGTTTCGATCCGCCGCTGCCAGGTCAAGGGTTTGGGTGTCCTCTTTCTGAAACGCTTCCCTCCCAATCCCGTAAAGAAGCTCCCTATGATACATGGTCTTAATCTCAGGATAAACAGCGGTAACAGCAGTAATATCAGCAACAACAAATGGCGTAAGAGGAAGGCGATTGACTACCATCAGAAGGGTATCACGAACCTTCCGCAAGGTTGCCGAGGTAAGCGTCTCATTAACAAGTGTCTCTGTAACAGTAATTTCCGTTGCACTCACTAATGTTGCCGTCACATATCCGTCGTTGTAGGTTGTTCCAGAAACATTAATCTCGTCTCCCACCACGTAGTGGGCGGTAAAATCCTCTCCCACCTTAGATATCTTCTTGGTGGCTGCTGTGAAAGTAATGTTTGATGCGCCAACAACTTCTCCCTCATCGTCAAATTTGGGATAGATAGACAAAGACCCTCTACCACAATCAGGGATAAATCGTGTTGGAGCGATGTCTGTGATTTCTCGCCATGTTGCCTTGAGTTGATCCATATAAGCCTGGGAGGTTCGTTTTAGCACGCCATAATTGTCGTTTGTGTTCTCGGACAGCTTGGCGCCTTCCTTGACGTTCAATACCCTATCGTCAATGGTATAGTCGCTAAGATTGCTCAAGAGTTTCAGTTGTGTAAGTGCGGTTGTGGTGCGATCTTCAATTAGAAGCGTTTCTCGGTATAACTCTTCGGTAATAATGTTCAAGTAGTGGATGAGTTCAATCCCACTCCATAAGTAGGGTTCAATGTCATCATCAAGGATGGCCTTTCTTGCCAGGTCAATGATGCCACCATCTCCCCCGATACTCATGGCTCCTGCCGGAGGACTTGTTACCCCCGCAACCGGAGTCACGCTTACCCTTTTCCCTGTGCCTGTTCCAGCCATTTAACCCCCCTTAAGAAACTATTTCGGTATCCGGCTCTGGACTAAAATTCCATCCTGCCTTTTTCCTCCAAACAAAGTAACTTCCTGCATCCAATGTAAAGTTTACGACCCCAAAGGTATTTGTTACCCCTGACGCAACAATATTTGATCCTAATGAATCCGTGGTTATCCAGACCTCTGCGCCATCGATGGGGTCTCCCGTACCTTCGTCCGTTAGAGTGTATGTCCAGGCAAGGGCTCCCGCTCCCCCAATAGTATCTGTTTTTGTTTTTATATCAGCCAAAATATGTCCTGCCTCGGTTGCTCCATAGGTTCCAGGTAAAACCTTTGACCAAATATCCCCCGACGTTCCATACTTACCATTAAAATAATCAGCATTTACAACTTGGACATCTATCCAGTGAACCAAGGCTCCATCAATATCGTAGAACGTGATTCGACCATTCCCAAGCCAATTAAGTTGATTGGCCGTCAACTCCAAGTCGTACATTCCGTCGGTTGAACTTGCAACTAAGGCCATGTCATTATTACCACCAGAGGAGGTAGGGGCGAATTGAGCACGAACAACGGCTGTACCGTCTGTCTTGGTTTGATAAAGCTGGACAGATATATCAGTCACAACTAATGATGTCTCTGCGGTTTTACCGTCTGTAGGGTCAACGAATGGCCCAACCGGTATTCTTACTGCTGTATTGGTTTTTAGTTCATACATATCAAGCCCCTATGTTTTGATAGTAGTAATGAAAATTTTGCAAAAGCATAGCGCCCTCAATAGACGGAGACATAGAAGGAGATATTGAGGGCGACCTTGATGGACTCTCGGATGCCGAAGGAGAGACCGAAGGACTGATACTTGGACTTAAGCTTGCACTCTCCGAGGGTGAGATCGATGGGCTAAGGGACGGACTTGCGCTGGGCGATAGGCTATAGCTTACCGATGGTGACTCACTTAAGGAGAGGGATGGACTAATCGATGGTGAAACGCTCGCTGAAGGGCTGAGAGATGGACTAATGGAAGGACTTAAACTCGGACTCTCAGAGGGTGAAACCGAAGGTGATTTGCTCGGACTAACCGAGGGGCTGATCGACGGAGAGATTGAAAGACTAACGGATGGACTCAGGGATGGTGATTCACTCGGACTAAAGCTTGGGGATACCGAGGGAGATTCAGAAGCCGACAAACTCGGGCTTATGGAAGGACTTACCGAAGCCGAGGGCGATAAGCTCGGAGATTCCGATGGTGATACGCTTGGGCTGGCGCTCGGTGACAAGCTCGGGGAGAGCGAAGCCGATGGTAAAAGTGAAGGGCTCTCGGAAGGTGATAAAGACGGACTTAAACTGGGACTTAATGATGCACTGGGACTTAAACTTGGACTCTTTGAAGGACTTAAACTGGGACTTAATGATGGACTAATGCTCGGACTTACAGACGGGCTAACCGATGGACTGATTGAAGGACTTACGCTTGGCGATACCGATGGCGAAATAGAAGGAGATAAACTCGGAGAAGCCGAGGGAGACATTGATGGAGAGACAGAAGCACTGGGGCTTAAAGACGGACTCATGGACGGTGACGCCGATGGACTGATTGATGGACTTACCGATGGTGAAACTGATGGGCTCAGGGACGGTGATAAACTTGGACTGATTGAAGGACTTACGCTTGGCGATACAGATGGCGAAACTGACGGAGAAAACGATGGTGATTCAGATGGGCTTATTGACGGTGATATACTGGGTGAAACACTTGGGCTAACACTCGGACTTATGCTCGGCGATAGAGATGGACTGATACTCGGTGAAACCGAAGCACTTGGAGACAATGAGGGGCTTACCGAAGGACTAATACTGGGACTCACTGATGGAGAGACGCTTGGTGAAACACTTGGAGATAGTGAAGCGCTGGGGCTTAATGAAGGACTTTTGCTTGGGCTAACGGATGGTGATAGACTTGGACTAATGCTTGGACTGATAGAAGGTGATAACGAAGGTGAAACCGAGGGACTTACGGAAGCCGATGGGCTTAATGAAGGACTTTCGCTGGGTGAAACTGATGGAGATACCGACGGACTTATACTCGCTGATGGAGATAGTGATGGGGATGCAGATGGAGATACCGATGGTGAGATGCTCGGACTCAACGATGGTGACTCGGAAGGTGACACGCTTGCAGATGGGGACAAAGAAGGACTCACAGAGGCCGAGGGTAATAAGGATGGCGACTCTGAGGGACTTTCTGAAAAAGATTCCGATGGGCTTACGCTTGGAGACAGGCTTGGACTTTCACTTGGTGATCCCGAAGGGGAAATACTCGGTGATACAGATGGCAATTCGCTTGGTGAAACTGAAGCAGAAGGACTCAACGACGGTGATTCACTTGGGCTCTCCGAGGGACTCGCAGATGGACTAAGCGAAGGGCTAATAGAAGCTGATGGACTCAGGCTTGGCGATACGGAAGGCGATGCCGACGGTGATACACTCGGTGACATTGACGGAGATGCCGATGGACTGACTGAAGGACTGACAGACGGGCTTACCGAAGCCGAAGGTGACAAACTCGGGCTCTCACTTGGACTTATACTCGCACTTAACGAAGGAGATCCCGAAGGAGATATGCTTGGGGAAATAGATGGTGATAAAGACGGAGACGCTGACGCTGATGGACTTAAGCTTGGGCTGGCGCTGGGACTCCTGGAGGGACTTTTGGAGGGACTCCTGGAGGGTGAGGTCGAAGGACTTTTAGATGGACTTTTTGACGGTGAGGTCGAAGGACTAAGAGAAGACGAAAGCGAGGCAGATGGAGACAAGCTTGCACTGGGGGATAGGGATGGCGACTCGGAAGGAGACAAACTTGCACTGGGAGATAAGGATGGTGATGGACTTAAACTAGGACTAGCAGATGGAGATAGGGATTCTGCACCAGCTACATACTCATCCGCCCCGATGTCCCAGGTATTTGCTCCTGTCGGTCGGGTCGTACCATCTATGTCAGTTGTAAAATAAGCAGATAAATCAGTTCCTGTATCTATACAATCTGCACCAAGTTTTAGATGCAAATCTTCTGTTCCGGCACCTATATCAACAAAATTATTTGCTGCGGACTTACTTTTTAGAGAGTTAGCCCCAGGAGCAGTCGTATCTGAGGAACAATTATAATTTCCAACAATACCGCCATCAAAGCAAGACCCACAAGTAAGTGCCACACAATTTGTTGCTACAGCATCCGCATAACCATTCTCGATACCTACGTTATCACAATTAAAAGCAGTACAATTACGAAAATTAGAACCATTTGTATAAGAAATAAAACCACTCGCACCAGTCCCCAAATTGAAAACAACAACATTCCAACAAGTAACCGCTCCTCCAGATTCTTGTAACACACCAGAAAGATTATTAGTATTAAGTCCATTTAATATACAATTTGAAAGAGCACCGATTGCCAAACCCCTATATATGGCGCCCGTATTCCCGGAAAATTGGATACCATCTATTTTCGTATAATTTTCACTATTTTGTATTGTATAAGCACCACTAACAGTTAGACGATATTTACTTGTATTCCATTTCCCATCATGGCGATGTGATTCCGCAGGATCAGTCCAGATTTTGATATACTGGGTGGGGGAAGTTATCCAACCGTCAAGAACTACGGCAGTCGTATCCGCATCCCCATCTGTAGCTCGGCACTTGGCAACAGCGATCTCATCCCTTACGCCCGTGAGGTCGCCCACTTCACCAGCCTCCCATAAGGATAGGGAATGGTAATCGTGTCCTGCACCTTCTCCAGGGTCAACTATATGGGTTACTTCTGTTGCCATTTATAAGTCCTCGGTCTCATCCAGATTGGTCTGCTGGTTCCTGAAATAACCTTTCACCTGTGCCCAAGTGTAATCATACGTGCCACCATATAAACCAACCTTTATCACTAACTCTCCCAACGATGCCAACTTATTTCTTGCTACAAGAGGCAAAGACGCCCAACGTATTTGCCAAAGCCTCCTTATAATGGTTGTATTAATATCTCCCTGTAGCTCAACTAAACGAACAGTTCCAGACAACTTTATTCCTGTTATTTCTCCTATAAGGATTTCAATGGTTGGCATTACAAAAAATGGATAATAATCGTTTTCATCCTGCATTTCCTGCCATTGATCCAAAGTAATTATTTTCTCAAAAGGTTCATCCACTGTAGATAGAACCACAGGCTTGGATAAAAATTCCCGATACTTACTCCTTGCTACAGCTCTATTCCACTCGATAATATTCCAACTTCTTGTCTGTTGACAAGGTTCAATATGAGGTTTCGTATATTTCTGCACTATTGGATTATCTACAGGAACTCCAGGAAATTTGATAATGACAAACCTGGGTAAACACTCACAGGCTCCCCACTTAGTTCCATCAGGATAGACTGCGACAGGGTATCCCCTTTTATAGCATCCTCTTCTATCCTTCTCAGGGTCTGGATGAGTTGCATCTACCGCCTTCACTATTAATTCACACATTACACCTTCTCCACCTCTGTTAAGTTTCCTCCCACGTGACATCCTCCCCCGAATGAATTCGGGGGCATCCTTGTTGGTTGCTCATTAGCAACCTCCAAGTACGGTTCCTGCTTCTTTGAGTCCACTTACTTTTCGACGAAATCGAAAAGCAGAGGTGAGTCTCTCCACAGGCGTTAATTAGGGCATATCCTGCCCTACCTGAATTTGTCAAGTGCCTCACTTACCCCCGATTAAAATCAGGGGAATGCGTTCGGCGACACTTCAATCCTAATCCTTATTCTCGAACGAGTACCCGCAGAATGGACACTTATTCTCAAAATCTTCGTCCATAATGAAGATATTTCCGCATTTCGGACAATGTGTAACGCTGCTTGTCCCCGGGTTGGGGTCAGTAGTCCCTTCGGCAACTGTTTGGGTCACTCATTCACCTCGCTATGCCCATCTGGGCAAGGACATCGGGTATCTTCTCGGTTCTTGACTTTACCGGCGGCTTCTTGGGTTCTTTGTCAGCATCAGGCTCCACGTCCTTCGCAACCTTTGCTCCCTGGACCGTAGCGATTCGTTCCTGAATGATTGCCATTTGCGCCATCAGAGATTCAACTGTTTCCGGCACAAACTCTGTCGTATGGACTGGTTTTTCCTGTGTCTGGCTTCCACCAAACATCCTGTCCCACCACGCAAGAGCTTTTTGCTTATGCTGATCGGGAAGCAACTCAAGGATAGCCCTATCTGTCGCTGGTTCCCCGTTGGGGAGGATATATTCTCCACCCATCGTTTCTAAAACATTGCCTTGCTCAGTCGTAAAATTATGCCTTGTCCAAACCTCCCTTCCATTCAACGTCTTTCTCGACCCTTCCGTCCTTGTTGGTTGTGGCAACATCTATGATCTCCTTTCTGTTTTTTAGAAAAGTGGGGGCCTCAAGAAACGAGGCTCCCACGATAATCATAAACGATCTGATTACTGTCCCCAGACCTGTGCCCGGATACTTCGACTTTTCAATCTCACTCCGTGCGGCATCTCAAGGGGAACGATAACGTCAATATCCTCTGGAATCCCCCAAATATAAGAGGGTTTAACTGCAAGGGTTACTAAGACCCCTGTCCCTGAAGTCCATGTTGCAGCCGTCGTTAATTTCTGTTTCGGATAAAAATTTGTTGGCTGCCATTGTGCGGTCGTCCCTATTGTCATGCCTGTACCACCGATAGGCCAGGTAGCGGAGGTTGTGCTAACCGTCACTGAAGGCATAAACCCAGGGGTTGCCCATAAGAGAGGCTGCAAAACATCGCCCCCAGCCGCATGAGTAGCTATCTGACCACTGGCCGTAATGGCCTCTTCTTCTACGAACCTATCATAGAGAAAACCTGAAGAGGGCTTTTTGAGGTAGTTAAATTTGATAATAGCCGTTCCCGCATCCCATGCTTGGCTTGCGAGACTTGCCATAGTCGTTGCAACTGGGTTTGCATCCGTAAAGTCAAGTGCATATTCTCCTGCCGCAGCAACCTGTAACAAACCTAATGGTTTTGGACAGGTTACGGTTCCAGCTCGGCTCAATCCGACCATCAAGCCACATAGAAATGGGCCAGGCGTTAAAAAGCTAATGAGGTCTGTTGTCCCCACGTCCGCAGTAAGCGTAATCCCGTTTGTGGTCGTTGCACCGGCAGTCATGGTCTCAGCTTCCACCAGATTTTCAAACACTTCTGCCCATGCCTGAGTGATGTAACTGATTGTAACGGTGTCATAATGATCTGTTGCATGTAACGATGTGATCAACGCTCTTGTTCCCGGGGTTGCCGAATACATGTTGATCGCAATCGTTGTGGTCACAGGATTGAGGCCGGCAGGCAAGAGCCCAAGAGCCTGGTTCCCATTGCTGGCATAAAGAGGCCATGCCATAGGGTATTTTGTCGTGCCGGTTGAATAAGTTACTCCATGTGTCGACGTAACCACTTCTTCAAACACAACCACCGGCGCCCTATGATATGCCTTAAGTTTGTGGTTTGTCTGATCATACTTCCAGATAATTCCTGATGTGTCCGGCTGGGAAATTTCCATTTCAGGAGCAGAATGCATCCCGAATCTTCCTATCGGGGGAAGAGGTACCCCGCCATAAGGATACTGAAGTGCGCCACCCCCAAAGGTGAGGGTTGCGTCATACATTTTCTTTCTGCCTAAGCGATTAAGGTGCCCCGTAATCGTTACGTCTGTTGCTACGATACTGCCCATATTTCACCTCCATTAGTTTCCCTTGCCCTCATTAGTATTTGGGGTATCCCCCAGTTAGAGCGAGGGTTGAATACCTACAGAGACATTGCGGGGAGAGAGACTAGGCTCCCTCCCCGGGTTAGGTTATGCACTTTCAATAAAGTCAGTGTTGTTATCCATCGTTTCTGGTCGAGGATATGCCTCAAACCAGGGCTTCCAGTAATAAGACCCTCCTCCACCATCCGCAACAAATTTTAATTCATCCCCAGCATTGAGCTTGACAGGAAGAAGATTTGCGACGGTCTGCGGATTAACACCTCCCTTATAGACAATCTTCCCCGCAGCGGTGAGGGTTGGAAGGGTAACGGTAGCCACCGCCGTTGCACCGACATCGCTATTCGGGATAACTCTTCGAGTCACCACTATGGCTGCGGCATTTGTATCCATGACTACCCGGACCAGAGCACCAACCGCATAAAGGGTACAGGGCTGTCTCACCAAGCAAACAACCGTTGCACTTGCGGCAAAACCTAAAGTAGCTGATGTTGCTTCTCCTTCACCAATACATAAACACTTAGAATCTGTGTAAGCCATCGTTGTTACCTCCTTTTTTACGCCTTAGCGTAAGATTGTGTGAACTACCCCGCCCTTACGGACGGGGCTTCTTGGTTCGTTGAAGGGCATTGATACACCGCCTCTCCCCAAACGTTGATTTGGGCAGTTCCTGCCCTATGTGAATTACCCCACGCCTAAAGGCGGGGGCTTCCAGCTTCAACGGCACGGGCAAGGACAGAGGGTTTTCGCCCCCTGGCTCGACTAACAGTGCCTCGACTGGCAGTACCGGCGATTCCCGCCGCTATCATTCTTAAAATTCCTCAATTATCACGAGGAACTTATGAACGCCCCTCGGACTTTTCCTGCCGTGGCAGTCAACGGCCAAACTAAACCTAAGCCTACGCATTGGCTCCCCATCCGTCGCCGGTGGGATGGACCATACCATCATCTCCTTGTGGAGATGCCCCTTGGTGGCCTCTGAAACCGGACGATCTACCTCTTTCGGTAAGAGTTGGCAAAGCGTTTGAAGACGCTAAGGATCGTCCTGTCTGCTGATTGACCGCACCGAACACATTTTCACTGCCATTGGCGAGTAGTGTCGGATTCTCGGTTATTCCAGCAAATTCAGGGTTTTTCATTAAAGATCGCTCCTTAATGGTGCCATTCCCCAATTAATTCAAGTAGTTGGGTTCAACACCGTACCAGGCTGCTGAGTTCACTCTACCATGATCTTGTCCGAAGTTGACCTGTACCCTAACCTCTGGCGTTTCTGCCTCGATCATGGCGCAGAAGTCATCTCCGAAGATGATCCCTTCTCCAAGAACAGATCCCGTTCCCTTGTTGTTGGCAAGGCAACTGGTATCCTTGATCTCGATACACCGAATAGACTCAACCTTTCCGACCTCGGAATTGTGCAGGGTGTCTCCTTCCCGGAGATACTGTTTCCAAGTCTCAAAATTTTCGTCAGACTTGATTCCTCTGAGGGCCTTTGTTGAGAGCAGCCCAATGTAGTCGTCTCCCTCGTAGGGGTCTACGACGTAGGTGTCCGCAAAGGCATCCCTGATGGCCCCAAGGTGATCGATGTTGACGTTCACTAAGGCCGCCGTGTCAATCGTCCCGTCCTCCATGAACGTTCCACCCGTCAATGAGGTTGGAGCGTAAATAAGGTAGGTCGTCTTCATGGTTGTTGCCGCAAGCCTGTCCAGCGCCTTGGTCATCTGTTTCCGCAAAGCCTTCTGGATCGGGTCTTGTGGGTCAAACCTTGAAAGCAATTGACTCATGTGAGTAAATGTTACTGCTCGGCCATACTCCGACACTGTGATAGCTGTGGTAGACAGAGAAAAGTCGTCCACAGGAATCCGATCGTGTTCGGAGAGGGTGGCGCTGGTAGGCTGTGTCAAAATATCAGCCCGTGTAATGGTGATAGATTCTCCGCGCTTTTTTCCGAAACCCGGTTCCGTCCTGACGAAATCCATGAACTTGGACTCGGCAATCGACTGTTCACGGAGCTTCGAACTTATAGCGGAATTTTTGTAGCGGCTCATCCCTTCCGTCGCCGGAGGGCCGGACTTTATCACCATCTCTCGTAAGAGATGCCCATTGTAAGTCTCTGGGGCCGAACAACCTACCTCTTCGTAAAGAGTTGGCATAGCATTCGCTAAGGGTTGTTCTGCCTGCTGATTGACCGCACCAAGCACGTTTTCACTGCCTTCTGGCAAGTAGTGTTGGATTCTCGGTGTTTCCAGCAAATTCTGGGTTTGCATTAAGAATCACTCCTTAATGGCGCCTACATTGACGCCTGATGGTGCACTAAATTCCCATGTCATTTCTGCCATGATATATTCCTCCTTATGGATTACGGCGGAGTCTTCTCCTTTCCATAACTGCTCTTTGAGCTTCCCCTATGGTTAGAGTGATCTCCGGTTGTTTTTGGGTGGTTACTCTGGAGCCACGTCCCAAGACCTGTAGATCGTCCTGGTTAATTTTCTCTTTCTTGACACGCTCCCTCTCTTTGCCTCTAAGTTCATCAACAAAATCCTTACACAGATCGGCGGTCTGTTTGATCTGGTCTTCCATTGGAAGAGACTTTGATACGTCTCCCGACATCGACCAGAAGAGTTTCAGTACGCTATCTTTCTCTTTCTGGGACGACTTGTCGGTGATTAGTCCAGCTTCCTCAAGTGCGTTATCAACAGCGAAGATAACGGTTTCTTTGTTTTTTTTGGCTTCCTCACGCTCTTCGATTGCAAGATTGGCAATCTCTGTTTGCGCATCCGCCCACGCTCTTGCTACCTTTGCGTTGTATTCCCCCATCTTCTTTTGATAATCGGTCCACTTGGCGTCGAAGTCTGGATCATCCCTGTCCTGTGGTGGTGCGGGAGACGCAATGGCCGCAGCCTTGGTTATGGTGTCATCGGCAACCTTCTGGCGTTTCATATCCCAGGGGTTTTCGGCAGGAGCCGTATTGGGAGCTTCACTGGAGGCTGTTTGCACACGTTTTTCAAGGTCTGTGACAATGCTTTGTAACTTCGCAGCCTTTGTGGTGGCCTCCGTCATCTTCCTTTTGGCTTCTCTGACGGCCTTTTCAGCGGCGACCTGGTCTTTGTATTGAAGGGGTTGTTCTTTTTCATTTTCCCCTCCCTCTACTTTTTCTGACTCCTCTGCCGCTCGGTCTTTGTCAGCCTTTTTCTGCCGTGCCTTTGCTTCTTCCACTTCCTCTTCAACTACTTCTGCCCCTATTGCGCCATGATCGGGTGCGCCCTTAAATTTGGTTTCGGGTGAATCCTTATCGGGACCCTCGCCAGCAGGGACATCATCCCTTTCCTCGTACCCATCATCCAGATCCAACTCTTTTGCCGTAACCTGTCTTCCCATTAATCTTCACTCTCCTGGAGAATCCCTTTTGTAGGGGTCCAAGCCTTTCTTATATTTCCAAAAACACCGAATCTGCGTTAAGAGCAGGGGCGTTTAATGGATGCAGAATTATTCTATACTCGGTAGTTCTCTCGATTGCCTTCCCAATCTCATCCGTGTTAACCTCTTGGCCGCCGCCTCTCCTTTTTGGATGTCATGCCCAAGTTTCGATAGTAACCCAAGGAGGGCCATCGACTCTGGATCGGCATTTACCAACTCTTCAATGCGTCGCTGGAGGGAAGCGTCAATCAGGGATACGAATAGTTTTCCGGCCCTTGTCTTGAGTTTCTGGTCTGCCTCAAAACCTGTGGCGACATCCACCTCAAGTTGCCCTTCCAGTAACCGATCTTTTTCCGTAGGATAGACGCCCTTTGGCCTACCGGTCAAAATATCGACCGCCATCCCCCCAGAAATGCTATCTGTCATTTGCTCCCCTTCTTCAATTTCTTGGCTTCCGGCATGAACCCCGACAATGCGCTACCCTTCATTTTCATAAGGGATCTTCCAGGAGAAACAGGCCCCCCTTTAGCCCTTGGGAATAATGGTGTCTTATTTTTCAACAAATTCAGCTCCCCGCCTCCTCTAATAGTAGTTTCTCTCTCTTCTCTTGCAATGATTGGGGACTTCATTGGCCGGGGAATATAATCCACGGCTCCTGATGAGGTTTTAGTTAATGAGGGTTTAAAATATTCAGAGAATGCTCGTCGAGTTGCATTTGGCCTTTTTTGTTGATTCCCGTTATCCATAATTATTGCCTCCTTTATCTATAACTCAATTAGTTGCACTCAATTGCAAGTTGAACTCCACAAAAAACATGGTTCGACCTTCATTGGTTCGCATTGCTACACGACACCTCTGGCCGCTCTTCCCGAGGTTCCCCCGGTGGCTTTGATTCAGCGTTAAATCATCAATCCAGGAGGCATCCCAGACCCCTTCCGAATCTTTTTCTTTGCCTTCCTGGGTGCAGGAGCGAACCCCGACAATGGCGTTCCCTTTTGTTTCATGACTGGCGCACGCTTCATCGGGGGCATTGACATAGGAGGCGGTAATGATGCTCTCGAAGAAGGCCCCCCCATAGAACCCATAAGATCCAAATTTCCTAATCCTTTTTTACCTTTCATCTTTTGTTCTCCTTTCCGATATTAGAATATCCCCTTAGTGGGATGTTTTTTGCTTTAAGTATCGGCCTCGTCACGGCGTAGGGCAGGTTCTTCCCGGCGGCCTCCTTTGAGTGACCTCTCAATTCTTTGAGTGTCATTCCCTTAGCCATCTCCCTGGACGCACCCTTCAACTTCGACTTAGGGATACTCCCTTCCCTTGCCGCCAGCGCTATGTTACCTGCAATCGCCTGCTTTCTTGACGTATAGGGAGTATGAGGTCGTGTAGTTTGGCAACCTGATTTCATCACTTCTCCTTGTTGGCCGCAAAAGACGTGCTTTTTCTATAATGCGGTATCTATTAAGTTTTTCTTTGTCCCCCTTATCTTTCTTCTGTTTGAACCTCCCCACGGCTAAAGCCGGGGGATTCCTGTTGGAAGCAACCATTACGCTGCCTCCTTCTCGACGCTCGTTCCGAGCGCAGCAAATAGTGCGTTCTTGGCAAAGTTTTGATCCCTGTCATGATGTGCCCCACAAGCACTACAGCACCATTGCCTTACCACAAGCCCATTGAGCCTCTGCTTGGGCTGAAGCCCAGCAGATTCCTGACTGCAATCATGCTGCTGCATGATGCACCTCGTGGGCGGCACCCGCCCCGATAAGGGTGTTTAGGGCCGAATTTACGTCTCGATCCCACACGGCACCACATGCCGAACACACCCATTCTCTTACCGACAGTCCTGCCCATCCTTGCGGCCCCGACAAAGCGCCGCACGACAAACAAGTCCTGATGGAATTTCTTGAATCAGGTTCGACGTATTTCACTTTCTTTTCTATTCCCATATCAAGCTCCGGATGGGGATAATGACGGACTGGCCGACGGACTCTTGGATGGACTGGTCGAGGGACTCAATGATGGCGATCCCGAAGGTGAAACCGAAGGACTCAATGATGGCGATCCCGAAGGTGAAACCGACGGACTCAAGGAGGGAGATCCAGATGGTGACACAGAAGCCGACGGGCTTAGTGATGGAGATGTGGAAGGTGAGACCGAAGGACTCGTAGACGGTGATACGGAAGCCGACGGACTCAAGGATGGTGAAGCCGAGGGAGATACCGAAGCCGACGGACTTAAGGATGGTGATGCAGAAGGTGACACAGAAGGAGAAACTGACGGACTCGTTGATGGTGACACGGAGGCCGATGGGCTTAAGGACGGCGAAGCCGATGGAGACACGGAAGCTGATGGACTCAAGGAAGGCGACGCCGAAGGTGAGACAGACGGACTCTTGGATGGACTGGCCGACGGACTCTTGGATGGACTGGTTGACGGACTCAAGGATGGACTGGCAGACGGAGACGTTGACGGTGATACTGACGGACTTTGACTTCGGGAACCAACGACCGCTCCCAACATCACAAGGTTTCGGAGTTCCTCCAACCTCTCCATTAACGATCCGTCTTTATTTTGACTGACTGCCGAGCTATCGTAACCAGTAATGACCGTGCTTCTCCATGACTCCCCACCTATCGGACCATGCTTTGACATTTTGTTTTCTCCTTTTCAAAAGGTTCACCGTCTATACTCGACCGTCATCAATCCCGACGTTGCCCCTGTCCTGATTGCCTTAAACTTCATGATATCATCAATGTTTTCGAAGGTATAGTTCTGTCCAATCTCTAACAATTGGCCTATGGTTGTAGTGGGGGTATTATTTTTTGAGAATCGAATTTGCGCTGTCTCCAATACCCCAAAGGCTTCTATGGCTGGTTGAGGGAAAATAGGTCTCCCTGTCTCGGCCTCTACCAACCTGACAGAATCGATGAAGATGTTGGATGAAAGAGCGACCAGGTTAGCAAACGTAATGGTGTAATCGGTATACAACCCATGTGACGGAAATGTAAGGGTATATTGCGTCCATGCTGCGTTAGAATTGGGTAGGGTGATGTAGGTGGCTGACGTCTGCCATTCACCTGCGCTTGTGAGATACTTATTGGAACCCGAATCCGCAATCGTCACCTTTGCGGTTTTGTTCGCCCCAGAGTTCCGGTAGTAGAAATCCAGAGTATAATGTCCCCCAGGACTCATCCTAATTGCTTGGGAAGCGCTGGCGTTTGACTCTGCTCCATCAATAGTCAACTGGAGACTATACGTCCCGGCCTTGACCGTGGCTCCACGATCTACCGTTGAACCAACCGCAACGGAGGTCGTCCAAAACCTGGGGACGGTCGCCGACGTCCATATCTCAAACCCCCCATCAATCACGCAGTCTCCGAGTAAATACTTATCGGAACTCAACCCAACCGCCGTTGACCCGATCTCCAAAACCTCTGTTGCAAATGGCGTCAATTGTCGCTTTCCCATTTTGTCTCCTTTTTTAGGCTTGTGGTTCCATAGGAATTGATCCCGGTGGCAACACGGCCGACACACCAGGTTGCTCCCCTGCCTGTGCCTCTTGTCCCATTAAGGAACCCATCTGATCTGTCGGTGCCGGCTGCTCCCCTCCCATTTCCGGTTGAACAGGAGGAGGTTGATCCAACATAACCGCTTCGTCATCGTTGACTATAAAATCAGGTTCATAAAACCCAAACGCATTGACTTCGTGCTTGAGTAAATTGTAGGGCCGGAAATATTTACTGAACATCATGCTTTCCGCTTGCTTCATCAACGCCTGATATCTCGGAATAAGCTCGCTGTTTTTGATTTGTGCTGATATGCCCATAATCTTGATATCGCAGTTGGCACGCAGAAGTTCTCTTCTTGCTTCCGGCGGCATCTCGGCAAATTCTTGGGCAACGGGGTTGTTTTGCATAACCCTGCTAACGGTGGGGTCTGACAACTCCGACCAGTTCAGGATTAGCACCTCAAGGGCAGCCCTCATGATGTTAACCGCCCCGTCCTCAACGTCTTCTCCTATCGAATCAAATATAGTCATGGACTGGCTGGTCTTAATTTCCACCTCGCCCTTGGTGATCTGGGTTCTAGTGCCTCTCTGGCCTGCAACAAACTGATTTACGAAGCTTGAATTCTCTCGGCGTTGATCCCAATGTTGGAGTGTAGCGAGGGTCTCGTTGGTAGTTGGGTTGGTATAGATTTCCTTTACAATCGGTTGACCAGGAGGGGACTTGGCATCCCTCGACCTAAACACTGTCTTTCCGGGCCACATGGCAACGTCTGTCGGGTCTTCCAAGTCCATCCTATCGATCTCTCGAAGCTTGTTCACTCGCCAGGAAAGGTCGTCCAGGTGTAGGCTCATCAAGTTGCACGTATTCAACCAGAGCAACAAGGAGGTTTCGATGACGCCATGCCCCTCAAATGAAAAAAGGTCTGGCAGAGGAGAAAACGCCACTCCTGGCCACTTCAAATTAACAAAGGGGTTTGGCTCAGGGTTACGGATCAAAACGTCCCCGGCAATCGTAAACCTGGCATTATCCAACAGGAGGTCTCCACGTTTATCTAAGACCACCCCCCAGTGTTCGATGACCTTGCAAGCATGTCTGAACGAACTACGCTGGTAATACTGGCCCTTTCTCCTCGATTTTTTCTCAATCGTCTCCTGTCCCCATGCGCCTTCGTTCGCCGTCACCTCATCTAACCGAACGTAGCGACTATTACCATTGCCAAGTTCCTTGACCTTCCACAGGTCAAGCCACTCGACATGAATCCAGTAATCGCCTGACCACGGGTCTCTTGGGATTGCATCGGGGTCTCTGTAGATCTGCCAGGGTGGCACTAAGTTGAATATCAACCCTTTCCCCGGCACCCACATGGGTATCATCTCATGGGATTGCCCTATCGCAAAGCCTAACTCGCAGGCATCCGAGAAACGAAGATTGAACGACGCATGTTGAGGGTTAAGCCAGAAATCAAATGACTCTCGAAAAAAGTTGGCCCACTTCTTGTCTTCTTCGCCCTGACCTTCGATGCTATACCAGTCAGGTTGACGGAGAGCCTTCCTGATGATGGCCACGCCCTGTTTGACCGTAGAGTTCATGTCCCCGGTGGTCATTTTGGCCTGCCAACCATCCTTCTCCGAGTAGTCGATTTTTCCCTTGTAAGCATCCAGACAGCGATCCCAGAGGTATCGAACGTCTCTGTTGGCCTGCTCCGAGGCTGAAATCGCATCGTGGGCAAAGTCAACGAATAAGCCAGGGTCTTCGGTTCCGATCGCCTCGGCAGCTTCAGTCCTTTCGCCAATCTCTTGAGAATCCCAATCTTCGGCCAATTTGCTATTTCTCCTTCATGCCAATAAAAAAAGGGACGACAGATTTTAATCCATCGTCCCTTCGTATCCCGCATACCTTTAGAGAGTTAGGGGTGCGCTTTACTTACCTGCGCTATCTCGATCAAGAAGCTTCCTTAGCTTCCTCTTAAATCCCTCTAAATGTTTCAGCAGGTCAATGACGTCCTGCCTGGTTAGATGTTTTAGCAGGTCAATGACATCTCCCTCTTGAGAGCTTGATTGCACGAATTATCCATATCACAGTTCTAGAAATTTGTCAAGGGTTTTTTTTAGACGTCCGTGAAAAAAGACTTGACAAAGTTTAAAATATATTGTATTAGTTAATTATAGGAGTAATTATATGAGGGCTGATAACCCAACCAAAGTTAGCTATTCTAGCGTTTCAAGTGCAGGACTTATCACCCTGCCGCTCCTATATTTACTTATTGTCCCTTTTCTTTCAATCCCCAGGGGAGAAATCCTTTGGGGATTTTTTTGTCTAAACGGTTCAGTCTTAACCTGTTTGATCTGAACCACTCTTACGTAAAATAAGAGATAATCAAAGACAAGGGTATCCCAAAAGAGGTGAGACTATGGGAGTATGGGCGATTGAATTGACGATCCCCCGAACCAGAAAAAAGCAGCGATGCCTGGGGAAAGACTACTCCTTAGAACCGTTGTGGCGGTTGACAAAGATATGAGGGGAATCGAGGGACATTAGAAACGTCCTGCGAGGTGGCTCTCGAAAAAAAGCAGCCCCAAGTAAACCACTGTCTCACTCACAACCACAGACTTAATTCTTTTCAAATGAGGGGTCCTGAGAAAACCTCTTTATCGTTCTTTTGTCCTTTTTTTTAAAGTAATAAAAGAACGGCAGGCCAGGAAGAGGGGATTCTGGCTTTTCGGTGTTGTGGCACCTATCCGTTCTCAACAATTACTCAACCTCAATCATGTCCAAAAATCTCCCGGTAATTCTCTCTGTAGGCATGAGAGACGGTCTTGGATACGCAGGAGGGACAGGTGCATATCCCGTTCTTGGGGCCTACCTTATGAATCCCGTCCCCATAGACCTTGGCATCGCACCCACCACAACACGCAAAACCCTCATCCTGCGGACGTCTCTTTTTGTTTCGGAATACCGCTTTCCAATTTGACATTGTTCCTCTCCTCCTCCACCAGGGCCTCGAACAGCATTGCGTAGAGGCGCACATCCAGGACCCTGCTATCGATACTTTCGGACAATCCTTCCCGGCGACCATTGACGTAACTCAGGATCGCATCCAAATGTTTTTTCATAAACACCCACAAAACTACGAATGGCCCGATACCATGCTCGTGACCACAATGCGGACACGTGATCTTGACCTCTTCTCCAAGCCTGCGAAAATTGGATGTCCGGTATCCAAGGCCATACTCTCTCCCCTTGGACTCACTGATATCGACCTCCTGCATCTGCATACTGTGCAGCAGAGCCTTAAATTCCTCAAACGTCATCCGTTGTTCCTTCATCTAATATTCCCCTTGTATCTCTGATTTGGATCGATATTGACGGCGTATGAATGTGCTAACCTTTGGGCAGGAGGCATCTCATCCAGCCTCACCAGCCGGATGGTAGCCATTGAACAGTAGACTACCGCCTCACCCTTGTCCGGCGACCTACCTAACCTTCTTTTTAATCCTGCAATTTTCACGCCTGCGTCACCAAACTTATCCTCCTTGGATTCGATCTGAATCCCACTGGGCGTCAACATCCATAATGGAGCACACAGATCGGCCTTGAGCTCCGGGTCTGGCGGTAGGGCGACCTTGTTACCGGTCTTGGGGTCCAGGCTTTCCCTGAAACGCCACCAGATGTATGACCTCATGTTCCTAAACCGCATCTTCTGGGTTGCTCGATCTGTGCTTCCTTCCGGCGGAGCGCTTGACCCATTGACAGCAATCACATGGATCTTGTTGGATCGTAGGTGATCATAAAGTGACCCGCCAACCCCGATAATATCGACATGGATTGGGGCAGCGTCTCTAAGAGCAGCAATCACCAACCCTGCTGCCGTCCCCCCGTCTGGTGTCTCCCTGCCTGGGTAGCAAATCAACGGGGCATACCAAGGGCCGAAACGGGTAGAAATTACGGTTCGGTCAATCCCTCCACGAGCCACGTCCACCCCCATCGAATCCATCATTCCCTTTTTGCCGTCCTCCGACCAGCGATCCTGGGCCTCCTCGACCCATGACGTAGGGATAACCTGCCACTCGCTGTCCTTGATACCTGCCTGAAAATTGCCTTCGAGCATCTGGGATCGCAGGGGTTCTGGAAGGGCCTGAAGGATTGCCTCGTAGTTGGTGCCCATCAGAAAGGGGTTGTCCTGGACTCTTGAGGGAATGAATGTCCTCGATAGAGGTTTTACGAGAACACCATTGACCCGGATGGGATCACCACTTGGTACTTCGACATCCTTGCCATCGATGGTTGTGTACCATCGAAGTTCTCCAGGCTTTGCAGGATGGGGATGTTTGGGATCAAGCCATGGACCCCAATAAGAAATTACCCATCGGCCATCCTCGTCTGTGGGGGGGTTGCTGGTACAGACAACACGGCAACGTTGGTGGGGATCGGTAGTACGATTCCATGTTTGTAGAAATCTAAATTGGAATTCGGTCAGTTGGGTAAGTTCATCATACCCAATAAAATCATGTGGTCTCCCGGCCCACTTTTGTTCATCTCCCGGATTAGCACAGGACCCAAATTCAATCTGTCTATTAGGCATCCTCCAAATGAGTTGTTGGCCATTCCACCCATCCCTCGTGCCAAGAATTTCCGATAACCGATCAACCAGGGCAACTGTCTGGGTTGCCTCTCGTCTATAAATTATAGAGCGTTTTTGTTGCGTCAAAGCAAGGCCAAGGAGCAGGTCCGTATTATGTGTCGGAACCATTGAACGACTGGCAAGATAAAGTCCTGTTGGATTATCAACAGTCAAACATCTCATAGGGATAGGTTCAATCGGTTGGCAGTCAACAATATATCGAGCTCTATTAATCCCTTTGTGAGATAGATTTATCTTTCTCAATTTATTAAGATTTCTTGGAGTGGCGAATATATCAAAAATAGGAGAACTCGTACATACCTGCCATGAATCTGCCTCATTCCTTGACTTAGATTTTCCCCTTCGGTTACCTCTCTGAATCCTTGCTCTCATTCCTAAACTGACCAACAATTCAAGAACAGACTCACATAGTTTATAATTTGTATTAGTAAAACTGCATTTTCTTTCTACACAGCTTCCGTCACTGTCAAATAAACCGGCCAATAATAATCTTCTTTGTTCTATAGAAGCCCTAAGATATTCTTTAGGAATATATTTACCAAGATAAAGACCATATTTTCTCCACACCTTACCTATCCCTTTTACAAAAAAATGTCCATTGTCTGAAGGTAGTGTGCAAGGATAGCCATATTTTTGGAAAATGGTAATTATTTCATCTCTCTCATTAGGATTGCAGGCCACTCTTCCTTCACCTATTGTATCCCCATCACCTAATAAATAACCTAAAACATACGGATGTATCGGAAGCTTAACTTCTTTAAAAACAAGAGGCTTTGCGCAAGGAATACAATGACGAAGATGTTTTGATTTATAAATTTCAAGGGTAGTTTTTATCTTTCCAAGTATTCTCCCGGATTCGGTTTTGAACAAACCCCAATTGTTCGGAAATGTATCACGCTGTTTCAATCTTTCACGATAATATCGTCTATCTGACTTCGTCCACGTCACCCATCTATGATCCGCACAGGCATCTATCTCTGTACCATCGTCAAATTTGAGTCGATAACTCACCGGAGAAGGGTCTATTGGATGGGTCTTTAAAACCTGAATCGGTTTCCCAAGTTCAGAGAAAATAACATCTCCGTCCTGAATTTCTCCTATGGTTGTCCAGCCTTCTGGGGTGGGAACCTGAGTATCGAGAGCTAGCATCTTGGAACCGCCAGCGCTCCCCCCGAAGAACACAATGTCCGCCTCGCTCCTCATCGCATCCATTTGCGGACCCGGCAACGGTGTCCATATTGGATGGTCCAACGACTTCAAAACCTCGTCTTGCAACTCCCGTAACTCGGTAGGATTTAGGGTCTCCAGGATACGGGAGAGTTCGAGAATCTGTTTGGATTGTGAATCTGCCATCTATCCCTTACCCCAAAATTGGAGCCACCTCTTTCCCTTCTTGCTGCCTCGCCGTGCAAGTCTTGTACCAACAAGTAATAAAGCAAGGATCAGGATATAAAATGACAACCCAAGGGCTCCCATTATAATTATTGGGATCGGTAGTGAGGGGCTATCGATCTGCCTCCCAAGCTCCAGGCTTGACACAAAAAGGAAGATTACAAATAGAAAAGAAGTGAATGTTTTCACTATAGATGACCTCCTCGCTATATCATTCGACGTCCACTACATTTTTCATCTCGATCTGCTTTCTCTCTGCTGCCAGCTTCACCAGGTATACCAGCTTCGCCGAGAGTTCCAGGGTTGTCAAGACACGCTCGATGTCATCGTCCTTGTCGTCGTGGGACTTATCGCCGATGATGCCAAGATGTTTGGAGAGGAGTTCCAAAGCCTTCACTTTATCATACATCTTGACCCGCTTCATCTCCCCAACCTGTTCTCGGCCCTTCCCTTTGATTTCCGATACGTCCATCCCTGACACCGATGCTGCTGTGGCGTCGTCCCATTCGGAGGGAGGTTTGAGGCTGCCGTCCTCCCGGAATAGCAACCGGGTATCAGAGAACCCAACCCTGGCAATCTCAGTTAAAATGCGCTCCGAATGAACCCCAACCCTGCGCAACCGTTCATGTATTCCCCTCTGGATGGCCTCTTTCACTAAAGGTATCTGAAGGAGAAGGTATCCCATCTCCGACGGATTTTTCTTGGTGTATCCCGCCGACAGCGCCGCCCTTGTCGCATTCCAATCTTTCTGATACTCTGCCACAAAGAACTGCTGTTTTCCTGTGAGTTTACGCTTCTTCCCTGTCATTTCCCCCCTGGATAATTGTTGTTGGGTTTAGTGGGTTTCACTCCCGCTATCGCTCGCACTCCTATCTTGGGTTTCAGTGACCATGTCGCTCGCAGTTTCAATTTGGGTTTCAGTCCACCCTTCGCTCGCATTTCCAATTTGGGTTTCAAACTTCGAGTCGCTCGCATTCCGGTCATGGGTTCCAGATCTTTCATCGCTCGTAATCTCAAACTGGGTTTCAATTCACTTACCGCTCGCATTCCGATTCTGGGTTTCATCCGTCACTTCGCTCGCATATCCAACTTGGGTTTCAATCGACAAATCGCTCGCATTCGGATTTTGGATTTCAGTGGAATGGTCGCTCAGCAGTCCTGTTTTGGGTTTTAAAGATTGATTCGCTCGCACTTGCAATCTAGGTTTCATATCTTTCATCGCTCGCAGTCTTTTACCGGGTTTCAAATTCATCTTGGCTCGCAGTCTCCTATTAAGTATCTGAGAATCATTGTAGTATTCGTCCCAAAGAATGGTATAGTGGATACGGCACATTGCCTCAAATTCCGCTTGTGTGATTTTCCCTTTTTTTAATCTTCCCTCATCCTTCCTCACCAATTTCTTCAAATCAGTCGAAAAACCGAATATCCGGTCATGCATTTCCATTTTTCTGTACCTCCCTTTATATAGGAAGAGTCTGGAGGCACAAAAAGGGGACAAATTATTTCATTTCAAAATTCCTTTACTGGGTTTCACACACACATCTTGGATCGCTCACACGATTTTCATGGGTCTCAAATGGCCTCGTCGTTCTCGGTCTTTCGTATTTTTTGGTCACAACCGCCGCCTTCAGCTTTGCAATTTGTTCGTTGGCCTCCCTCAGTTGTTTTTGGATAAACCGCAGCGCATCCTTGGTTTCCTCGTGAGCAATCCGTTCGTGTTCATACATCGCCCGCCAATCTGTGCTCACTCGTTCGACTCGATCCCCATCCGTTTTCCGATATTTCTCGATGATCTCCCCAATTTGCGTCCTGGTAATTGGACTTTTCCTCTCGCTTTCCTCTTGGTGGATTGCGGCCATGACCTTCTCAACCCTCATGGGGCCACACTCTCTATCCATCCGCCCAACGAGCCCTGGGCCGTACTTGTCCGCATAGAGCGGATACTTTGCAAATATCCTTGTGTGGTCGTAATACGCTCGTTTTCGCATCATCCACCTGTCCTCCAGGTATTCCCAAAACGTTGACCTCGCATACATGGGGTTTTCCATATACCTGTGCGTTGTCCTCAAGTATTCCAGGCACTCATACATTTTGGCCTGCATCTGGTAAGACAGTGCACGGAATTCAGCGATCTTCCGTTCAATCTCCTCGATATTCAGCTTGTCATATTCTGGTTTTTCCCCCTTTTTCTTCATCCCCTCTCCCTCCTTAGCGTTTCCACGCCGTTGTTGATAGTGGCCCGAACAGCACCGCCCCGACCATCTCTCCTGCTTCGTAAAGCGCTAACGCCATGCTCACCTTGCAGCCGTTGATGCTCTTGCTGTAGTGGTGCTCCTCAATGAAGGGCCGCACTACCGAAACCGCCACGGGCATAACAAGTCGTTCAATCGGATTCGCTTCGCTCACCGCTTAACTCCAACGTTGTAGGATCGACAATGTTGAATTGCATCTTCCCCCATCCCTTTTCGTTTTGCCCAGTCTGCCGCTGTTAATGCGAGATTTTTTAGTTCCTTTGCTTGCAGTACCAAAATCCAGCACGCCCTGCCCCATGCGTCTGGCCGCAATCTCGCAATACTTTTCCTCGATTTCAATGCCGATGGCCTTCCGCCCCAAATCCTTCGCGGCCCGAAGCGTTGTCCCGCTTCCCATAAACGGGTCAAGAATCAGCGCGGCCTCGTCGTGCTTCCCGATCAACCGCCCAAGCAAAGACACGGGCTTTTCCGCAGGATGGACGCGGCCCTCTTGAACCACGCCGCGTTCCCGCAAAACATCCCCGTCCCCTGTCGGAATCCGCTTTGCGCCGTCGCCCTCTCCCCATGCAATCAGTTCGTGCTGGTGTCTCCATGTGTAGCCGTTGTAGGAAACAACCTTGTCCCAAACCAACAGCCGCAAATGGCGGAAGTGCGGAAACATCGCCCGAAAGAACACGGGATAAGACTTTGCATCGCAAAACAGATATGCGGACCCTCCAGCAGACGGCGCAATCATTGGCAACAGCACATCGAAATAGCCCTGCATGATTGACAGGTCGCCAAGTGTTCGCGCCGGAAGTTTCTCGCCCCTTGCCCCGACATAGGCAACAGCGGGGACAAAATACGGAGGGTCAGAAACAAGCAGGTCGTGTTTCGGTAGCGTTGGCACAATCTCACGGCAGTCGCCGCAAAAAATAGTTACGGCATCATCCTGATAATAAGGCTTGACCATCTACACCCCCTATGGTATGTTGCTGGCATGAATAAAGAAACGCTCGCTTACCTTGCTGGCGCGATGGATGCCGACGGGTTCTTTTCGATCCGGTCGCATACCATTCGCGGGTCTACTACCTATTCGGAGTTCATCGGGCTCGGGCAGGTGTCCGACGTTGTTCCGAACATGCTGCGCGACACCTTTGGCGGAACAGTCCGCCAACGGCAGCGAGATCCCAAGTGGAAGCCGTTTTTCTACTGGGTTGCCAGCAACAGAAACGCGGCGTCGGCGTCCAAGACGCTGCTTCCTCACCTGCGGTTGAAGCGAAGGCAGGCCGAACTGATTTGTGAACTCAGGGAGTCTAAGGAGTTGCCAACTGCCCAACGTCGCGCTGTGCGTGTTGGCGTTCGCGGCACAAAGACTAACCCCGCCGTTGTAGCGCAACGCGAATCCATCTATGCGGAAGTCAAAGCGTTGAACCGCTCCGGGCTTGCGTAAGTCCCCGTGGTAGATCGTCACCGCGTCATCCTGGAAGTATGGCGTCATGTCTCGGAATCCAGACTGCCAACAACACCCTGCACGGTACGCGCAGGAGCGCGACCGTGAGGGTGGGCGTTAGAAATAATTAAAAACAGCTAACCCAATTAACATTATCCACGTTGTACCAAAGAACCAGGGAAAGTATTTCATGTATCCACTCGCTATTTTCCCATAATGGCCTATTAACGAAACATTAATTATTGCAAATATCATGTTTAATATTATCCCGATCCAAATTGGGTATAATACCAATATTAGTCGTTCGCTCATTGAATATTCCTTTCTAACCTACTCATCCAGCGGAGCGCCGAAACGCCGCCCGCTGATTACGGCGTTATCGCTCGCAGTCCTTGTTTGGATTTCATATCCTTTCTCGCTCGCATCTTGATCATGGGTTTCAATCAAATTCTCGCTCGCAAATTGATGATGGGTTTCAATTAAGGTTTCGCTCTCCTCTTCCCAATAATATGGGTTTATGATCCCTGTGTGGCCCATTAATGCACCGGCGTAGGGCTCCGACACTGACTTTCCGTCCAACGTCCTGGCTACTGTCCACCAATGCGCAAGGAAGATCTTCGCAACCTCATTTTTGGCCGCACTGTGGATATGGCCGATCGACCATTCTGGATGGTTCTTGGCATGTTTCTCTTTCCGCAACAGCAACAGCAGCTTATACGGATTGTCTCCCGATTGACGATTAAATTCCTCCCCGATATGCCATCCCACCGTCCTACCATTGGTTGACCAGGACGACTTGACGCTCTCCCTCAACTTCGGCATCACGCCATCAACCGTATGTCTACCCATGTATGCCCACCATTTTGAGATAGTGGGGAAGTCTTTCTCCTCGATCCGGTATATCAATGCCCCGTCCTTCTTGGCCTTTTTTCCACATAACACACAAACCAACGTCTTTTCCTTCTTTTCCAGGTCCCCCCCACAGGCTTTGCAAGTAGCGATAAAGCGGTATTTAAACAAAATTATCAACTCCCCAGCAATCCATGGACCTATCCCCGGAATTTTCTTCGCCCAGTGCCCCCAGATATCCCAGGCCGACAACTCGTGTTCGATCTCCCTGACACATCGGGCCTTGATCATCTCCAGTCCAATCTCCCTCTCGCCGACCGCCTGCCGGCCCTTGAGCAGGGCGTCAAACTCCTCCGGTCTGTCCTCGCCGGGTAGAGATTGTAATCTCTGTTTTGTGGCCCGAATCAACTGTGTGATTCCACGGTATTCTTTCAGATGAAAATTGAGATATTGAATTGTGCTATCGCCTACCATCCTTGCACCTCCTTGTTTGGTTCCTGTTGTTGGCTTATACCATACCTCCTTAGTTAATTTTAACCTTTACTGGAAATTTATTCTTAACCATTATTTCCCACGGGCACACGGCAAAAACTGCGTTTGTCGTTCTCTTTGTTGTGTTTAGCCCTCTTTTTATAAACTCCATAATATCAGCAGTCTTTGCCATACCAACAGACAAAACCGGCCCTTGCCACGTCTTAACATACGCTTGTATTGTCAAATAAGGATAGATATATTTCCCCGTCTCAATCGCAACCGTTCTTTTTTCATACTCGGTCGCCACCCCGGAATCTCGTGACATCCTGATGGTAAACGTATTCCACGCTTTGTCCCCCCGTTGTATCCGTGAAGCTATACCCCTCATACCATCGTTATGAATCTGCCAACCATCTATACCAGCCTTCATGTCAAGAATTGATGCGAATTTACTGTCGTTGACACTCTCCATTTGAAGAAGTTCCCCACCTCCAACCCACGGCAACACAGACGGCCAAATGAGAAGTTCAAGAGCCGTTGCACTATCCGTCATATCTTGCTTTACGTTATTTTCCATTCTATTCCCCGGCTCTTTGCTATTGCCAGAACATCCTCACTTATTTCGCACCCTATACCACGCCGACCTAACTTTGCAGCGCTTATTAGAAAAGTCCCCGTGCAAGCAAATGGATCATATACAATATCACCAACCTTTGTTGAGTGTCGGATAAACCTATCAGCTATTTCAAGAGGCTTCTGCCATGAGTGATAGCGATCCCCTAAACGGCCATCTGGTGCATTTATGTCTTGGACGCTGAATAATTCATTCAATACCGGGCAGTCCAACGGAGGAGCATCAATCCCGATATAATACAGAATCGCTTGCCAGTTGTTTTTATAGAGTTGCTTTGGAGACGGCCCCAACGTGTTACGATATGTCCATACCAGTACCTGGCTTAACTTCATGTGGTTGGGACTTGGAGCATTGAGGTATGCCGTCAGTTCTTCAGGATATGAACCAATGAAGATATATGCCCGTCCTGTCGGCTTGACATACCCAAGAAGTTCGATAACCTTTGGAGCAAAGTCTTTGATATTTTCAACGTCTGTTGAGTAAGGCGGATCAGTCAATAATAAATCCACCTCCCCGGGATCAAATGAAAACGCATCGGCTTGATAAAGTTCTGGTTTTATTTCTGCCGTTCTTACCTCTTTCGCCTTCTCGCTTTCCTTCTCTTTTTGCTTATGCTTTTTCTTCGCTGTCTTCTTGCTTGTCTTACCGGATTTGACGGCCATAAAATCATCATCATCCAGGTCGGCAATAAGCTGGGCCTCTGAACTTTCACGCTTCGTGATACCAAGCTCGGCAAGCGTGGGTGGTTCGGTTACACCTGGTAACCGATCTTGCTTTTCTGGCCCAGGTTTCTCCCGTTCTGTCTGTTTCAGCATTTCGCCCATTTTGCGCTCTGCTTCTATCGCATAAGAGCGGCAATACCGAATAGCTTCTTCACCCATGCCTTTTCGTTTAGCCCATTCAGCCGCAGTCAAAGCAAGATTTTTTAGCTCATGTGCTTTTTGGATAGTGTCAGCCTCGGCAAGCATCTTAGATGCTTGCGTAAATATTACTAATGAATTTTCTCCTGTCATGTCGCCTCTTCTGTAATCCATATAAATATCTCCATATATTTATCTATGTTTCCGCCATTGCTTTTAATAAAATACAAAGCAAGTCTGCCCATTCTGGCATTATCTCCAGACTCTCTTGCTTCAATAATTCTATGTGCTATAGCATGGCAATTTGGGCAAAGAACAATAAGGTTATTTCCGTCGCTTTCCCCGCCTACGCATATGAGTTTTTTATGGTGGACTACCAAAATAGGCTTAAATGTATTTCCGCAAATAACGCATCCGTCAGACTCTCTTATGATTTTTTTGGCATTGATTTTTCTTGCATCGTTTTTGTTTTGAATCAATATTTCTCCGAGCTTTATTTCAGCCGATATTTCGATTGATTTCGCAAAAGTTACGGCTTCTTTTCCAAGTCCATGCTTTTGAGCATAATGTTTCGCTGCCGCTGCCATGTCCATGAGGTCCTTGGCGTCGTCTATCGTTTGGACTTCGGCCAACATTTTTGTCGCCCCGTTCAATAATGCTATGCTTTTTGATTCCATACCGTCTCCTTAGAATGTAAAAAGCCCGCAAACACAGTGCTTCGTATTTGATATTTTATCATTGCAAATCATTACGTTCCCTTGGGTATTCACAAGACTCGATAAGTGAATTCGTTAAAAACCTACAATTGACGGAAATCGGAACCGATGCCGCAATCCGTAAACCGTCGGAAAAACCCATACTCGTCGCAATTTCTATCATGCGCCTTTTCCTGCAATCAATTGCTTAATCTTCTTCCTCATCTCTCTCGGAATACTTGCCAGCATCTGTGCCTCTGCGCTCTCTCTCTTTGTAAGGCCAAGGTCGGATAGGGTGGGGGGTTGCTCGGTAACACCATGTAACCGAGCACGCATCGCATCACCACCATCAGCCCTTTCCGTCTGACTCAACATTTCACCCATCTTTCGTTCTGCTTCTAAGGCATAGGATCGACAATGTTGAATTGCATCTTCCCCCATCCCTTTTCGTTTTGCCCAGTCTGCCGCTGTTAATGCGAGATTTTTTAGTTCCTTTGCTTTCTGTAAAGTATCAGCTTCAACCAACATTTGAGCTGCTTTAGTAAAAATTACTAATGAGTTTTTTTCTTCTGTCATAAACCTCCCTTATATAATTTGTGATATCTTCTTCCATACCTTAGCGCTCAACCCTTTTCGCCTGTCGTTGTTGATGGCTTCCCAAACAACCTGTTTGGATACCTGGGTCTCTCGTGCTATCCGAGAAAAGGTATATCCCTTGAGTCGCAACCGATATTGGACGGTTAGCGGATTCATAAAAATAGATTAACACGTAAAACAAAACTTGTCAAACTAAATTTTTATTTACCGTTAAAATTTATTTTTATTTTTTTTACGATTTTACTTGACAAATGAGTTTAGACTGTTTATAATCAAATTAACAATCCAAGAAAGTTTAAGAAACTGTTTAATAATGAGGGTTGACCAGAAACCCGATAACTGGTCCGCAGGGGTTAGCCGCCCGATCCTTGGCGATATAGGGAAAAATAAACGGCTGGAAGGAAAACTTGATGGAAAAAGAATTGAGACTCGACGTGACTAAGAAAGGATTGCCCGCCATCTGGGAGAGTGGCGGGGGATCGACAAACACCGGCTCCGCTCAAATTGTAGCGGGGCCAAACGGGGAGAAGTTGACCCCGATATATGTGAGAAGGGCGGGTTCGCTCAGCAACAGCGAACATGCCCTTTTTAGGGCCGAGGAAGGGATGATGGTTATAGGGGCATCCCATCACCGGAGGGATTTCACTATCCGGGTCTGGAGAGTGACTCGGCTTGAGTTTGAAAAAGGGAGACCTATTAAGGTTCTCCCAGTGGAGTCAGGCTTACTGGCTCCTGGGATGTCTGAAAGCCAGGTTTTTGACCTGGCTCCTAAGTATGGTTCCAACCGTTGGGATCATTACCAGTTAGTTCTGAAGGGTGCCAATGGCACTCATCAGGCATGGTGGAAGAATGGCTGCCTGGACGAGCAGCCAAACGAGCCGTTGTTTTGGCTCGACGAGGGCGAACCAAATCAATGGATCGCCCAACTTCAAACCCTGGCCGAGTTTGGTCAGGGAGAATGGTCTATCCTGGCAGAGTCTCCCTTCTGCCAGGGAGGGGCTTTGGACGGCCAAGAATGGTCGTCCATTTGTGACGGGGGAGGCGTATCCCCTGAATGGGTTTACGCCGCAGTCGAAAAGGCGACCTGCTATCATTGCAGGGAGCCGCACTTCGTGGAGGTTTAGCCCCACCTTCCGCCTTAAGGGATGCTAGTTATTGAGGCATCCCATCAATGGCACTGAGATAGGGGACGTTTTCCATTCGTCATAATGGTTAGCGTCCCCTTTTTTTATTTAGGATAGAATGAAAGAGTTGACTGGAAACCCGATAACCAGTCCGCACGCCGGGGAGAGCGATAGACCGGCAGGCGGGGCACCCCGTCACAACCCGGGAAGCCGGAGAAGGAGGGGAAAATGAACCAAATAGTGATGAGGATATCCAAGGATGGTCACAACCCGGACAGTGGGTCTGAGACCCAACACTGCCCGCATTGTGGGCACGAGGTCGAATTCATCGAGAAGGTTGTAACTGGAGACAAAGGAGGTTGGTATACCGAGCATCATTGCGAGGAAAAAGAGTCAACCCGGGTTTTTTCCACATAAGATTGAGGAGGGAACGGTTCATGGAGACAACTAACTCTCTATTGTTTCTCATCTTTTTGCTCGGAGTTATTGCTCTGATGCAATACTGGGAAGATCACAAATAAGAAAAGGAGGACACCATGACATTAATCACTAAGCCAGGATCGTACACCATCTCGTCACAGGACTACCACGCCGACCAGGTATGTGAGAAACCCTGCCTATCGAGATCGATAATCAAGGATCTGGTCTTTTCGTCACCGGCGAGAGCCTGGTTCAATCACCCTAGACTCAACCCCCTATACACACCTGACAACGGTGGGGGGAAATTCGACATAGGGTCCGCTGTCCATTCCCTGATACTGGAGGGGCTAGACAATATTGTAATTGTGGACGCCGATGACTGGCGAACCAAAGCCGCCAAGGAGGTCAGAGATCAAGCATGGAAGGAAGGGAAGAGCCCTTTACTGACGGCACAGTATGGCCAGGCAAAAACGATAGCCGATGTTGTTGATCGGAGAATTCTTGAGTGTGGAGAGCTTGGCATCAAAAATCTTCGCACAGAGGGAGACGCAGAACTGACGTATGTTTGGGAAGAGGATGGAGTTTGGATTAAGGCCCGGCCAGACTGGATATCAAAAGACCGCACCTTAATTCTCGACATAAAAACCACGAATCAGACCGCAAACCCTATCGACATTGGCAAAACCATCGTCAATATGGGATACGACATACAGAGCGTCCTGTATCAACGTGGTGTAACCGCTGTCACAGGAGGCAAAACCCCTGTGTTTGTGTTTGTGCTGGTCGAGGTCGATCCGCCCCATCTATGTTCGTTCGTCATCCTTCCCAACATGGCAGAAATTACAGGGTTGCAGAAGGTAGAAAACGGGATACACATTTGGCGGGCCTGCATCCAAGAGGATCTCTGGCCGGGATATCCAAACAAGATTGTCACCGCTAACATCCCACGGTGGTCGTATGCGCAATGGGAGGAGAGAAACCTAATTATCGGGGCAGATTAACCCGAAAAGGAGAAAAAACGATGGAAAATAGATCTGAATCAATCGTAAAATTGGCTGAGGCCCTATCTAAAGCGCAAGGGGGAATTAGGGGAGCCATAAAGGATTCCGAAAACCCCTACTTCCACATGACTTACGCTTCCCTCGCATCGGTATGGGATGCGGCCAGGGAACCCCTATCCACAAACGGGCTCGCAATCATCCAAGTCACGAAGGTTATAGAGGGTAAGTTGATACTCGAAACCGTCCTGACACATTCCAGCGGAGAATGGTATTCGAGCATATATCCGATCAATCCGATGAAACAGATAAAAAACGAGGGATGGACACCATCCGATGACCCTCAATCAATGGGGTCGGCAATTTCTTACGGTCGCAGATACTCCCTGGCCGCCATCATCGGTATTGCAACCGCAGACGATGATGGGAACGCCGCCACCGGAAAGGACACGGAAAAACAGAAATCCGAAGGCACTCAGAATCGTCCCCCCACCGAAACCATCACTGATATCGTCACAAACGTGACCCAATCCCAAGGGACAAAAAAAGATAAGACCAAATTTACGAAATATTCTGTGCATGTCCAGAACCAGAGATACTCTACGTTTAGCTCCACAATTGCCAAGGTCGCCTCGGAGGCCAAAACCGCAGGCAAACCCGTGACCATCGTTTTTCACACAACGCCCTATGGCCCGGAGATCGTATCTCTTACGGCACAAGAAACCCCGGAACCACCTCAGGCCGTTCAGTCAACAGTATTCGATAACATGGGCCCAGAGATAAAAGAGGCCGTTGATAAGAATGCCGTCCCCGTGAATTATGAAAAAGCCGACGATCTGTTGCCGCATACCCCGGAGATCGATGTAGGCGTCAGAAATCCAGAGCGGCAAAACGTCACCAGAATGCCTATGTCAATCAATGATTACAAAAAACAAATAGAAATCTGGTCTAACGCTATCAACCTCAACAGATGGTTCACTACCGAAAAGAACAACATCCCAGACACTATTATGCCAGACGTATCAAAAATGGTGAACGAAAGGCTGGCGGGGTTTAAGAAAACCAAGGAAGGGGAAAAATCATGACAGTCCGAGAACTCATAAAACAACTGCTCGTCGAAGACCTTAACGACATCGTGCTCATCGACATAGGGGAAGCGCTGGACTCTGGGCTGCCGCTCGTTGAGGGCATTTCCTCAAATAAAAAATTTCTCAATATAGGGTTCACCGCCCTTGTACCAAGCCTAAAACTAAAAATTCAGGAGTAAATCGCAATCAATTGCGAGGAGTGAAACATGGAAAGGATACCAGTCAAATCATCAAACGTTGCCTCTGTCGGGTACGACGAACAAACCAACATCCTAGAGATTGCTTTCCGATCAGGAGCCATCTACCAGTATCCTGGAGTCGAACCCCAGACCCACGCCAAATTGTTGAGCGCTGACTCGGTCGGGAAGTTTATAAACCAGAATATCGTGAACGGTGGTTTCAAGGGGGAGAGGGTTGATGAAAAAGAAAAGTGAGAAATTCGTGAAATACCCCTTGACTTTTCTGAATATTGGTGATAGTGTAGGGTTAACTGGGATGCAGGGTCAACCTGTAAAGGATACTGGCAATGACAACTAAAATAATTCGCAAGCAATTAGGCTCAAAGGGTTCCCCGGGTTTGCCAGACCTTCCCTGCGAGCCTTTTTGTTTGCGATTTTTTTTATTAACTCGCGGACTAGCGAGTTTGGGTACTCAATCCCTAGAAGCCCCCGGCTTTAGCCGTGGGGAGTAGTCACGGGTGAGCATAATGGAACGTGAAAACTCAAATTTAAAAACTTGGCAAGAATCGGGGTCAGGACAACGCTCACCCAGCGCGAAAGCGACGCGTTCCAGTTCTGGCCCCTTTTTTTGCCATAAAACTTTATCTCTTGGAGTCTCGAAATGCCGATAATCAGGCAATCATTTGAAAATACCACCGTAGCATATCTCAGAGAGAATCTTTCCCCATATTTTGAAATTCAAGAAGAGGTGTGGGGAAACCACATGCGAGGAAACCTAAAGAGAATCGATGCTATTTTAACCCCAAAAGCAGACCTTCTTAAACTATCATTCCCTGAGATTCCTGTTGGCGTAGAAATTAAGACCGAAAAATTGGAGGATGGAAACAAAAAGCAAATCATTGAAGTTTACCATCAGGCAATATCATACAGACACACTCGTTTTCAACTTAACGGTTCTCGACATTTCCTCCCCCTGATTCTCATCTACCCTCCAATGAATAATTATTTGAGCCAGCAATCTAAGGAATTTTCAGACGGTTTTCAATATTTAGCAACAAGGCTGTCCGGTCTATTCTTCATCGGAGAACTTTTTCTCCCCCGGGACCTCCCTGATGTGAAATTTATGTTCAAGGTCTGCGGGACTGAATATTTCAAGCTGAGGAAAAACGGAACCTCTCACCGATGGAACTCAAACTGGGGATTCGAGGTTTACGGAAGGGAAAAGCAAAAATTAATTGACGCTCAACTTTCCCCAGAAGAATACGATAAAGAAATTTTTTCTCTACTTGAAATGTTAGGGATCTAATTATGAATTCAGAAATGGCTCAATCTCGTCTATCCGAATATAAGTGCTTTTTCTGCGGAGGCGTGGCAGACAGGATAGGGTTTTATCAAAAAAACTACCCAGACGGAAAAGATACGATTAAAAACCCTGCCTTATTTTGTGTATCTTGCTGGAATGACGGATCTAAAAGGAATCAAGTAGGATCGGGTCGTAGTTTTATTGGAGTCTACTGTAAATTATTTTTAACTCTTGGAAAAATGACCACTAAGGAAATAGGTTTTTTGACTGGTCGCAAAAATTATCAAGTAAACCAACTTTCTTCTCGGATGTGGAGAAAAATAATTTTTAATATTCATTATCTCAATATTCCGCCGGGGGAAAAATTATAGAAAAAGAACTCTATCAATGACAATTCTTGAAGCGGCGATGAAGTATCAGGAAATGAATTTTTCCGTGATACCAGTAGATAACAAAAAAGTTCCTTTGATCAAATGGGAACCCTACCAGAAACAGAGGGCTTCCAGGGAAGAGATTAAAGGATGGTTTCAGAAGTGGCCAAATATGAATATTGGCATTGTCACAGGAGCAATATCTAATCTTCTTGTGGTTGACACCGACACAGCCTCAGCGATTATGCGAGTAAACGATGCAATTCCTGAAAGCCTCCTTGTTCCCTGCCAAAGAACTCCAAAGGGTGGAAAGCATTTTATTTTTAAACATCAGGAAGGTTTTATAAACCGTGCCAGGGTTGCAGAAGGAATTGATGTTAGAACCGAAGGCGGTTATATCGTAGCCTCCCCCTCAGTCAACGGTACTGGAAAAGGATGGCAATGGATTGAAGGTCTCAGCCTATCGGAAGTTCACCCTCCTCCCCTCCCTAATGCAATAGCAGCAATAATAAAAGAATTAAAGAAAGATCTTTTGCATACTAGAATAATAAAAGAATTAAAGAAAGATCTTTCTAGAGGGGATGTAGACAAATCTGTAGACAGTGAACAAAAAGTGTCTACAACTGTCTACATGTTTAGGGAGGGAAGAAGAGATGAGGATCTATTTCATACCGCAAATTGCTTAGTAAAGGGAGGGGCAAGACAAGACGAAATTTATCAAATATTACATACTGTTATGGCTTCATGGGGTGAACACGATAATAAGTGGATACAGGCAAAAATAGATAGTGCTATGAAGCGTGCCGAACGTAAAGAAAGAAATTTATCCGACGAGGTAAAAGATTGGGTCTGTCTACAAAGTGGCTACTTTTTGTCTACAGAGTGTCAACATAGTCTACAACTGTCTACAAGAGAAGATAAGAAGAATGTTTCAATTATCCTGAAAAGGCTTTGTGAACAAGGAGTTATCGAAAGATTTGGGGAACGGTCAGGGTCATTTCGTAAAATTGAGACTGATATTGAGTTGATTGACTGGGAAAATGCAGATGATTCGATTTTACCCCTTCAATTCCCGTTTGAGATCGAGCGACTTATTTCTATTATGCCCAAGAATATCTTGGTTATCGCCGGTGTGCCGAATGCAGGAAAAAGTTGTTTCCTTCTTAATTTTGCTCGGATGAATATGGATAAATGGCCAATTCTTTATTTTTCGTCAGAAATGGATGGACCAGAATTGAAGGCCAGATTGAAAAAATTTGAAGGTCCAATTAAACAATGGAGGAAGGTAGGGTTTTATAAAAAAGAAGAAGATTTTGCCAATGCACTAAATCCGGACGGAGTAAATATTATAGACTTTTTGGAGATTACAGATAAATTTTATCTAATTGCAGAACGGCTTCGGGAATATCATAAGAGATTAAATAAAGGAATTCTGTTTGTAGCCATCCAGAAGGACCCCCAAAAAGAATATGGACGAGGAGGGGGACTCGGGCTTGAAAAACCACGGCTGTATTTAACTTTAGATCGGGGAAAACTGAAGATCATTAAGGGGAAAACTTGGGCATCAGAAATAAACCCAGAGAGAATGGAGATTGAATTTAAAATCGTACAGGGAGCAAAGTTTATTACTCAGGATGGATGGAAATCCCCAGAAAAAAAAGAATACCCTCAAGATAAAAGATATGGAGGTGATTAAATGGCTTCATTAAATAAAGTTCAGATCATCGGCCACCTCGGAAAAGACCCGGAATCTAGGTTTCTTCCGTCCGGGGGCCAGGTTACAAACTTCTCCGTGGCCGCATCGGAGACATTCAAGGACAAGGATGGCCAAAAGCAGACCAGAACTGAGTGGTTCAGTTGTGTGGCCTTCAACCGTCTTGCAGAGATAGCGTCGGAATACCTCACCAAGGGGTCACTAGTCTACTGCGAGGGATCTCTTCGGACAGAGAAGTGGACGGATAAGGAAGGCAACCCGAAACAAACAATCAAAATTGTTCTGCAACGGTTACAAATGCTGGGAGGGTCCAAACAAAAAGAAGGGGAAGCGAGGGAGCCAGGGGATGATTCAGAGCTTCCATTTTGATCGCTGCCGGCAATTTTGGGGTTCACGGGTAGACAGAACGATCAAATTACCCCCCCAGAGCCCAGGAAATGGGGTTTTCCCGAGACTTTATCGATTCCGAGTCGAAAGATATAGGGGGACAACAAAAATGGCTTGCAAGTGGTGTATAACTGGCTGGATCAAGGAAGACCATGTTTGCGGGAAGTGTGGCCGAAGCGACAATTTTGATTACGAAGTATGGGTTCAGGATCAGCAGAGGAAGCAAGACGAAACCGGCGATACTGCCCTTTGGAATGCAAAGCCAATTAGGAAAGCGATAGGATACTACGACACGAAACGAAAGGCAAGCAAAAATGAACGATTTTAGGATACTGAATGGTAACAAGCGAGTCACCCTAATCGAATCTTTCGGGGGCGATGTCACCGTTATCGAGCGAGATAATGGCATTAAGCAGATCAGGTATGAATCCATCGAGGATGCGGTCAAGGCCATTGAGTCCGGGGGGAGCGTTGTGGGGACATCCTTTTTGCATGGGCCACACGGAAAACACAAGGATGGAAAAGAGCATGGATAATACAGTGATTTTGATGTCCGAAATGATGGACCTTATAACAATCAATGGTCATAAGCGAGTTACTCTAATCGAATGTTCTGGGGGGAACGTCACTGTTATTGATGACAATAAGGCGACAAAGTATTTATCTATCAAGGATGCGGTCAAGGCCATCGATGCCGTGGGGTGCGTTGTGGGGACATCCTTTTTGGACGAACCACACGACAAGCACAGAGAGGGGGGAAAGCATGGATAATACAGTCATTTTGATGTCCGATCATCTCAGGATCATTAGGCGACTCAAGCAAAAAATGATTTGGGTTTTTTCCATTGGCATCCTGCTGGTAGCGATGCTTTGTCTTGGGGGATGGCTCTACGACCTGGAGAGAAAAATCATCATCTCATCCTACGAGACCATCAAGAATGAGCGAAACCTCATCATCCTAAAACACGAGTTACTTCAGACACTTAGAAAGCGTCCCATCACCATCGGGGTCGCCATTGACATCATGGATGCGGTCACTTCTCAAAAAAAAATTCCAGTGCCGATCATCCTTGCTATCCTCGAACAAGAGTCTCAATTTGATCCAAGAGCAGTGTCTACACAGGGTGCGAGAGGTCAGGGCCAGCTCATGGATGCAACATGGAGGCACTACGGAAATGGAACCAATATCCATGATTCCCTATCAAATATATCGGCGTCTATCGCATACCTGAGCGATCTTCAGCGAACTTACAAGGATAACTGGATGGTAATTTTACGAGCCTATAATGGAGGATCATCAAACGCAAATAATAAGGCGCTTGATGGGTATGCTCGTGTAGTCCTTGCAAAAGCAAAGATTTACGAAGCAAAAATAGGGAGGTGAAAAACTGATGAACGGGAAAAAGGGTCAAGGTGGAAGAGAACTTTTCAGGCACGAGGCGGGCGAAAGGCTCACCAAAAACCAGATGTGCAAAGCCAAGTGCTACGACTGTTGTGGGGGGTTCGTGGACGGGAGAATTGATTGCTTAATCCCCGAATGTCCCCTTTACCCCCAAATGCCATACCGGGACAAGGTCAAATATCCTGATAAAAAAAGCAAGGTAATGTCTGAAAGTCAAAAAGAAAAATTTGTAAAAAGGATAAAAAATGTCAAACTTAAGGCTAAATCGACTTAATAGAGCCCCCATAGATGGCCCTTTTAGGTTCCCCAGCATTATCAGGAGTGCGCTACAGCATTTTAAAACTAAAACCAAGGGGTCTTGGTAGGGGGTAAACCAAAAAGTCACTATTTGTTGGACTATGTGGGGCTAGGGGACTAACTTTTTAGAAAAAGGAGTAAATTATGAACACATTTTGGTTAGGTTTTCTGGTAGGTGCATTTATTAGCCCATTTGTAATCCTTTTCACCGTGTGGGTCGTCTCTACCATCTACCCCATCGTGATCGATGGGATAATGAGGAAAATCGTCCGCAGGATTAGCAATAAATACCACCTGTCGCTCAACCCGAAGCGAGTCAAAAAGCCAAGACAAAAGCTTGATCCGGCGATAGACCCCCGTTCAGCAGCGTTCGGGGATGTGTGAAAAACCATGCCCCGAATGACTTGACAAGTTATCTAAAATATGTTATTTGTAATCACACAGGAGATTAAATGAAAGTAAAAATTAAAAAACAATTAAAATGTGAGAGGTGTGATTATGAATGGAATCCAAGAAATCAAGAAGTTAGAGTATGTCCCCGATGCCATAGTCCATATTGGGATAGAAAAAAAAGGAATGCAAAAAGCCACTGACTTTGAATTAATTGAATCTTATTCACGTCTTAAGAATGTTTGGAAAGTTGCTCAAGTATTTAATATGTGTGGTCAATCTGTATGGGAAAGATTGTCGAAACGGGGAATAATTGAATCTGACGAGTGGTCTGAAAAAGAAGATGCTGTACTTAAAGATTTGTATGGAAGTAGGGATAGTTCCATATCTTTAAACGAAATAGCTTTAAAGATGGGTAGAAGTAGGGCTGCTATTGCCTGTAGGGCAAGTAATTTGAAAATTACATCTTATAAAAGACCGGCTACAGAATTATGTAGAGAAAACATGATCAATGCAGGAAAAGAAAGAATAAAAAAATATGGTCATCCAAGAGGGAATCTTGGGAAGAAATTTTCAGAAGAGACAAAAAAAATTATTGGTAAAAAATCAAAAGTTTTCATGAATTCTTGTTCTAAGGAATATTGGGAAAAAAGAGCAGAAAAGGCATTGCAAACCAGAATTAAAAATGGAACTTTAAATACAAATAAAAATCAGGGAAACCCATATAGTAGGACACGTGGAGGTAAAAGGCCAGATTTGGATAATAAATTTTTTAGAAGTACGGTTGAGGCCAACTATGCTCGTTATATGAACTTTTTAGGTTATGAATGGGAATATGAGCCAAAAGATTTTTATTTTGAAGGAATAAGAAGGGGTTCGGTTTCGTTTACTCCTGATTTTTATAATAAGACTCTTGATAAATGGATAGAAGTTAAGGGGTGGTTTGATTCAAGAAGTATAACTAAAATTAAAAGATTCAGAAAATATTTTCCTGAAGAATCTTCTAAACTTCTTATGGTTACTCAATCACGTAAAAGTCATGAAATTGCATTAAGTTTGGGTTTAGATTGCTATCGGTATGAATTGATTTTTAAAAAATTTAGCAGTGTTATTCCAAGTTGGGAGTTTCCTAAATGATTCAGGTATTCACGATATATGGATTGAAAAAAAATGGGGAATCACCGGAAAGATTTTGATTGAAGAGAGAGAAGAGGTCAAAAATGCGGTTTGAAATTACTGTCCACAAAGAGATGGGAAACAAACGGAAAACCCTCTACCGGCAGGAGGTCGAGGCGAACGACGGAATCCAGGCCATCGAACTATCCGGGGTGCGGTTTCGACCAGGGAAGGTCGTTGAAATCCGGGTTTTGGGTGGGTTAACCGAGGCCAAAATTAATCGGCCAGCCGTAAGCAGGGTGGAGAGGGACGGGGTAATTTAAGGTTGCACTTAATTGCAACCCAAAAAAAGGGGAGGATGAACATTGACACCACAACGATACTTAGTTTGCGATAGGAAAAAAGGAAAGAAAATCTCGGTTCAGGTATGTAAAAATTCATGCAAGGTCTCGGATAAATGTGGGGCCTTCGGTAGGTTGGGCAATATAATTGAAACGATTGAAACTACAAGGGGAAGGGAACTGTATGAAAAAGTCATGGCACTAAAAACGGAGATTGAAACACGTTGGTTCGAGCTTGGACGGGTGCTCCAGGAAATATTCGAAGGCAGGCACTATGTTGACCTGGGGTATTCGACATGGAGAGCTTTTTGTGAAACAGCATTGGGGCCATTAGAACTGAAGCCCAGGGCGATTGACTACATCCGTACAACCCGCCAGAAATGTGACGAGGTCGGCATAGGGGTAGAGGTTGCAGGGCAGATCGGCTGGAGTCGGCTCAAGGAGCTTGTGCCTGTTGTAACAGAGGAAAACAAGGCCCACTGGCTTGATGTGGCTAAGGGCGAAACAGTCCAATCCCTGAATGCCAAAGTTGCTGTGGCGAGGGGACTTAAAACGCAGGAAGAGGCCAACTTACAGCCAAACAAGAAATTTTTTGCGCTATTTCAAGGGCAACAAGAAATCGTTGAGTTAGCCCTTGAGATTGCAAGTAGATTATCGGCCTCCGAAAAAGAGGGGTATCTGCTGGCCGACGTGATTTGTGCTTCATTCCTGGCCGAATATCCCCCTGGAACCGAGGTCAAGCCTAAGCATTGTTTTACCCCAAGCAGCAAGCAGTGCATTTATATTTCCGGGCCATACACTCTCCCTAACCCACAAAGAAACGTAGCGAATGCCATTAAGGTAGCCGACAAGGTGCTCGAAATGGGACTTATTCCCTTTATCCCTCATCTATCCTACTATTGGGACGAAATATCCCCCAAGGACTGGAAGGTCTGGATCGATATGGATAAGGCGTGGTTGCTGGCTTGTGGTGCGGTGCTGAGGATGCCTGGCGAAAGCAAGGGAGCAGACCTTGAGGTTGAGTGGGCCAAGAAACATGGGATACCGGTGTACACTTCGTTTAAGGAACTGGAGAAACAAAAAAGTGAAAAGTGAACCTGCACCCTTGCAGTTGGCGTTCCCTAAACCGCACCGACATCGCCTAAAAGGGAAAGACTATAGAGAGCTTGTCCGGGATGTCTACGAGAGAGATGGATGGAAATGTTGTCACTGCAATTCTCGGCGATCCCTAACACCACATCACAAAAAGAGAAAGTCGCAGCTCGGCAGCGATACCCCGGAAAACATTATCACGTTATGCGCAACGTGCCACGACCTGGTCGAACGTCACCTCATTAGGATTGATTGAAAAAAGGAGACTATGACATGACTGATACAATAATTCCTCAAGAAGAACCCAAAAAAAATCTTCACTGTTTCATAGTGAACCGACTTTCTGTCTGTTTTGATCCGTCAAAGGAATGTTACTATTTTAAGGCAGGATTCGTTGATTGTTTTTTCTATATCCAGGGCCGATGTTGCAACTCAGTTGCGATCTCGTCTGCGAAAGAGTTTAATCCGGCGGCCTTACCTCCGGGCCATAGAGGGTTGGGATGAAGAATCGGGAGAAAAATAGCAATAGCATGGTCAATGCAAATCGTTGTCGTTTTCCCGACCTTGTGGAACATTCCGAACCAGGAGGTGTTGGGGATGGGGCCTCTGCTGAGGGGCGGAGGTCCCAAACTTACGGAACAGTAACCCGACGCATTCCCCCGAATTTATTCGTGGGGTAAGTCGGGCATAAAAATAAATCAAAATAACTTAAAATAAGTGTTGACATAAAACGTTTTATGTTGTAAGATATAAGTATGGAAGAGTTAAACAAAGCAGCTCAGGCATTAGGAAGAATGGGTAAAGGAATATCCAAAAACATTTCTAAAGAAGAACGTAAAAGACGTTCAGAATGGATGAAGCAACTCAACGAGAAGAGACGAAAGAAGTGATCGTCCGAACCCTCAAACTCAAGCTGACCAAGGGACAAGAAGTTGACCTGTCTCGTTGGCTTGTCCACTTGGCATCTATCTACAACTGAGGCTTGAGGAAAATCGAACTCA